GGAATTAAATTATAAATTACTGAACTAGTAGCCTGTACTCCAACAACCTCTTTTCTTACTGGTGTAGACAAGTAAGCATTGATCGTACTCAACATAAAAGATTCAGATGCTAAGATTGCTGTCGTTGCTGTATCAGCATTTCCTGTTAAAGTACCAGTCAAAGTACCAGTAAATGTTTTATTACCAGATATTGTTTGTACAGTATCTGTAGTAACATGGTTTGTAGGTAAATCAGAAGAAGTTATAAATCCAGCACCATTGGTTAATTGATTTGTATTTGTTGGAACGGTAATGTTTGCTGTGACATTAGAAACATTATTTGCATTAAAAGTAGCTACATTTGATCCATTCTTTTGAATGGTTAATGTTCCATTACCGATTGTTGGTGTATTGTCTAAATCATTATAATCATTTGTTACAGCAGCAGCACCGACTGTTTCAACAATAACGTCAGGCTCAAACATTGAAACCTTAATAAAGGTATTAGAATTTACCTGAGTTATAGATGCACTGTAAGTAGATGCTGATGAAAGTGTTATTGTGCGAGTATCGTCTATAACACCATTAGTTGTTGTAAGAGTATAGCTACCGCCAAAATTTACAGTTAGTGAATAAGATGCAGTTGTTGATTGCATTCTTGTTCTTACAATATATGTTCCAGCGGGCATTGGAGTGCCAGATACAGGGAACGAGCCAGAAATACCACTTAGTGTAAGATTACCACTACCAGACACGTTTGTTCTAGTCATGCTACATATAAAATCAGAACTATAAATGTCATCTGGGATGTGTAAATCTACATTTTTATTTGTAATAGTTTGCGTTGTACCATCGACGGAAATAGATGTGAGTGGAATGTCTGATGATGTTATATATGAACTTGAATCAACAGAACCGTCTGCTTTTAAGAATTGAGATGAAGTACCATTTTTCTTTATAAAGCTATAAGCATATATATTCTTCCAATATTTAGAAGAACTACCTAAATCGTATGCGTTATAAGTGTCTGGAATAATATCATCTTTTGCTGTTACTTGTGTATCGGTAGCTGTTAATTTTGCTGTTGTAGTTGAATTTGCTGTATATGATAAGTTAGTTGCATTTGTTGCATTTATTGCGTTTGTTGCCGTAGTAGCGGTGTTTGCATTTCCTGTGAATGTTGTGCCATTTATTGTTGTTATAAATGCAGAAGTTACATAACTTGAACCATCTCCTATATATTGAGCATATAAAGCGTTCCATCTATTATTGCTAGATCCTAAACTAAAGCTACCATCAGATAATGGTAAAACTTTACAACCAAAAGAAAAACTACTATTTGTGCTAGAATGATCAATATTTACATCTAAAATTGTTCTTTTTACATTGAACCAAGTTCCCGCTATATCATCATTTGATGCTATTTTATTAAGAACTTGCATTTTTAAACTAAATGGTGAAACTATAAATTGAGCTTGCCCATTAGTAGAATTGTTTGATCTAAATCTTGTACATATAGCAGGATATGCAGTAGAATCTGCATCTTCTGTAATAAATGTCACGGTTTCCATGCCATTTTTATTTGTAATATAATCAATTCTATTAAATTTTTGATTTTTACAAATAAAAGTGCTTGTGCTTGGTACATAAGACGCGCCATTACCTGTCTCATCAATAGCCGTTGGTGTATATAAAGTTTTATTAGCACGATCTGTTGTACTTGAATTTACACTTCCTGCAAAAACAATAGGACAAATATAACTAGCTGATGAGTTTCCAAGTAAGCCTACATTGTCTGCATTTGTGGCAGTAGTAGCTGTATCAGCATTTCCTGTGAGTGTACCTGTTAGTGTGCCAGAAAACGTTTTATTTCCAGTAATGGTTTGAGCTGTATCGGTTGTTACATGATTTGTTGGTAAATCGGACGAGGTAATAAAACCTGCACCATTTGTTAGCTGGTTTGTATTTGTTGGGATCTTACGATTTGTTCCATCGGCGACATCATCCAAGTTTAAAGTAATATCACTTGAGAGTGCTTTACTATTTACTTTTCTTGAAGTTGGAACGTAATTACTTAATTTACGTGTAGACCCATCAGCTACTTCGTCTAAATTATAAGAAGGCTTATTTGTAGTCTTAGCCCATGATGGAACTGTAGGATCAGTTTCTGTATATGAAGTTAAATAGCCAGCGTCATTATTAAATGCACTTACATTTGTTGGGACATCAGAAGATGTAATAAATCCAGAGTCATTTGTTAAATCTGATGTTTTAGATGGTAAAACAACGCCTGACCATAATTTAATACCATTGCCATCATGATAATACACAGGATGGTTTTGGAAAAGTTCTACTGCTGTTGCAGATGTGGCTGTCCCTAAAAAGATATAAATCTTGCCATCATTTGATGTTGGTAAATCTTGAACAGTTGGGGTTGTTGAGTCAATTATAGCAGACCCATCTGCTTGTGGGGCACATTTTACATATACTGGTTTTTCAGCTGTTAATGCGAGAGTTCCACCATTTACATTAAACGAGTAACCTAATGATAAATTATACTGATCCCATATAGTTGCAGCTGCTAAATTAGCGCCAGTTGCATAGTTTGTACTTGCAGAAGTATAAACAATTCTACCGAATGGATTAATCGGTCTTTGATTTACTGCTCTCGCTGTGGTAGCATCGTTAGTAGAGTTTACAGACGCAGGTACCCATAAGTTACCGTTCGCTGATGTAAAGTATAATTTATAATATCTTGCTGTATCAGATACATTCATTACTGTGGAATTAGTTCTTAACTGATAACCAACGGTATTTGAGTTTGAATCGTACCATTCATTCATTCTCCATACTTTTTCGTATGAAGTTGATCCTACTGTACGATTTAATAATAATGTTAATTGAACTACTGAGCCAATACCAATATGAGTACTTGTAGCCGTACTTCCAGCGTTTCTTCTAACAGGAATAGCACCTGTTGTTGTGCCGTCTGGTAAAGTTAATTCTAATGTTATAGCTGTAGAAGTACATGCTACTGGTACAAAGTAGTTCACGCACATACCTTCATATATTGAATCTTGTATGGTATTACCTTTCCATAAAGATGTTGATGAAGTTTGTGTACCGACAATAAACTCTTGACCACGTTTAAATACAAAGTTGTCGATATCTTCACTTGATGAAGTGCTTCCAATCTTTAACTTATTTTCAGCTATTGTTTTAGCACCAGTTATTTCTTGTGCTGTGTCTGTAGTTGCATGATTAGTTGGAAGATCTGAAGACACCAAGTAACCAGCATCGTTTATAAATGAACTTACATTTGTTGGAATATCAGCTGAAGTAATAAATCCAGAATTATTTGTTAAATCTGAAGTGCTGTCTGGTATTTGTGAGACTGTTGCAAATCCCTGGCTTGATATATAAGATGCTACTGCTTTAGAAGTAGGTAAGTTTGTTGATGAAGATGTCATAGTAGTTTCATCAACATCTACATAAGCACCCTCTTTTAGGTTAGTCTTTAACTCGTATGGAGTTAAAGCAGCAGAGGTTATATAACCTGAATCGTTATTTAGCTCACTGACATTAGTTGGTAGTTCACTACTTGTAATGAATCCAGAATCATTATTTAATGCAGATATATTTGTTGGTATATCTGATGTAAGTGCCATTGTACCTGAGTTTGAAGGCACTGTAATCTGATAAGAACTACTCTTACATATTTTCCCAGCAATATATAAATCTTTCCATCTATATGATGAAGTACCAATGTCTATTGAATTATCCAAACCTGAAACAGGTCTAAATGTTGTTGCTTCAAAAGTATATTTACCTGCATAAGTTGATCCTGATCTAGTACCATAAGCTAAACCACCAGAAGGATTTGAACCAAACCAAGCATTACCAAGAACTAATTTAGCATTATTAGCAAAGGTTGCTGATGTTGCAATAGGTAAAATTAAATTATTAGAGTCATCAATAATAACATTGCTATTTTGAACTTCACCAGATGTACCGTTAAATCTAACTATTGCGTTGTCTGTAGATGAAACTTTTAAAACATAATCATCTAAAGAGGATGAAGTAATAAAGTTAGAATCATTTGTTAATTCAGAAGTTTTAGTAGGTACACTTGAAGCTAAAGCAAAACCTTGATCTGATATATAAGATTTAATAGCAGAGGTAGTTGGTAAATTAGCATCTGTATTCATATCTGTGGAATAGTTCTTTGTTGAAGCTGTTCCAAGATTTAAATTAGTTATTGCTGAACTAATTTGTGTATTAGTTTCTGTTTTAGTATAATAATTAGAGGCATCGAATATATCAGAAATAGGGATCTCTATATCCTCTTTACCAGCATCTGTATTAAAAGAGATAACTAATTTATCATTAGAAATTTCTACAGTATCTATCATACCATCTTTAATAAAAGCAGATGCATCTATGTCTGTATTTAATTTAGTACTAGAGGAATTATAAAATTCTATTTTCTTTGTTGTAGCATTATATTGTGCAGAAGCAACTACACCTGCTAAAGATTGATGTGATGTTAAATATCCAGCATCATTATTAAAAGCACTAACATTAGTAGGAATAGAAGCACTAGTAATAAATCCACTATCATTTGTTATTTCCGATGTTTTTGTTGGAATAAGTGGCTCAATATAAGATGTTATAGCATTAACTGTAGCTAAATTTGTAGAAGTTTTAGTAGAAGATGTTATAGAAGTATTAACATCTTTATAAGCACCATCTTTTAAATTTGATTTTAATTCAAAGTCTGGCAAATCCTCATCAGTTAAGTATCCACTATCATTATTAAGTTGAGAGACATTTGTAGGTACTTGTGAAACTGTAGCATAATTTAAACCTGATATATAAGAGGCAATAGCTTTTCCCGTAGGTAAATTTGTAGATGTAGATGTCATGGTTGTCTCATCTACGTCTATATAAGCACCTTCTTTTAGATTAGTTTTCAATTCATAAGGCGTTAATGCACTTGATGTAATATAACCTGCATCATTAGTAAGTTGAGAAACTTTTGTTGGGAGTGATGCTGATGTTATATACGTACTTGAATCTAATGAACCATCACCTTTAACAAACTGAGATGATGTACCATCGGTTGTTCTGAATCTAGGTGCTGTTAAATCGTGGTATAACGTCTGAGCAACAGTTTTATTAAATACAGACATTTGTTGTAATGTACCACGTGTCTGATAAAATGCCACCTCTGTTACGTTAGCTGTAACACTGTCTTTGGCATTTATCGTAATTTCCATTTGAGTTACGCCATAAAAGCCAGTGTTTACACCACGATATAAAGCCTGATTACTATTTTTACATACATTAGTTAAAGTAATACTATGCCATCCTGGATTCTGCGCCCAGTCAGAATAAACGCGACATGTAACAGATTCAGGTACATTAGTATAGTAAAAAGCTACCTCAAGATAACCATAAGGATACCCTCCGCTCCACATTTTTGTATTATTCTTACCAGATATAAGTATAACACCAGTGCCATTTTTAGGTACTACAACATTTGTTTCAAATGAGCCATCAAATAATGAAGCTGAAGCATTGTTATTGCTAAATCCAGTTAATGTGACATCATATCGTTTATTTGCTGCCCACAATGTGTTATGAATCTCATACTGCCATAATCTTCTATTATCAAAGCCATTTATAGTTGAGATAACTTCACTATAAGGGATATAATTATTTAATTTTCTAGTAGAACCATCTAACACATCATCTAAATTTAATGTAATATCAGATGAAAGTGCTTTATTATTTACTTTTCTTGAAGTAGGAACATAGTTTGATAGTTTTCGTGTTGATCCATCTGTAACTTCATCTAAATTGTATGATGGTTTATTAGCTTGTTTAGCCCAATTTGGAACTGTAGGATCTGCCTCTGTTGTAATATATCCAACATCATTATTAAATGCACTAATATCAGATGGAATACTAGCTGAAGTAATAAATCCAGAATTATTTGTTAAATCTGATGTCTTTGTTGGAACAGTGATATTTACATTTTTATTTGTTACTGTTTGTGCTATATTATTAACAGATATAGACTCTATTACATTATTTTCACCAGTTGCTATCGTGACATTACCAGTTCCTATTAAAGACTGATTATTAATTGTTTTAATAGACTGATGAGATGTTAAAAAGTTTGAATCATTTGTGAGTTGAGAAGTTTTAGTTGGTAACTTTCTTGTTGACCCATCTGTAACTTCATCTAAAGTATAAGATGGTTTAGTGGATTGCTTAGCCCATGAAGGGACAGTTGGATCTGTTTCTGTAAATGATGTTAAATACCCAACATCATTATTGAATGCAGAAACATCTTCTGGGATATCTGATGAAGTAATAAAACCAGCATCATTTGTTAAATCTGATGTGTTTGTTGGTATAGTTGGTTTATTTAATAAATCATTATAAGAACCAGACGTAGCCACAGAATGCAAACCTAGATTTATTGTTTTTTCTGTATCCGTGTTTGTTGTAAAGGAATCGCCAGTATCAGACGTATTTTTCTTTATTGTTATTGTCGTGTCGTTTACTGTTGGTATAGTTGGTTTATTTAACAAATCATTATAACTACCGCTTGTTGCGACAGTAGCTAACCCTAAATTGATCGTTTTTTCTATATCTGTATTTGTAGTAAACGAGTCACCAGTATCAGAAGTGTTTTTCTTTATTGTTATTGTTGTATCATTAACAGTAGGAATAACAGTAGTATCTGGCAATGCATGAACTTCAGCGGCTGTATATGAAGGTTTATTTGGCTGTTTTGCCCAAGATGGAACGGTTGGATCTGTTTCTGTATAAGAAGTTAAATATCCTGCGTCATTAGTAAATGAACTAACATTTGTTGGAATATCAGATGAAGTAATAAAACCAGAATCATTTGTCAAATCTGAAGTATTTGTTGGTATTGAATCTTCTAAGTCATCAATCTTTGCTGAGTTTATAAATGATTGATGTGTTATTTGAGTGACGACACCATCTTTCAAGGTGTACATAGGATGTTCTGGTAATAATGAAATTGTTGTAGCTGAATAAGCTATACCAACTAGAACATAAATATCATCTGTTGTAACTTCTTGTGCATGATAATTAGGATTGTTAAAATAGAATTTCCCATCATTATGAAATGTACCAACAAAATAAAATGGCTTTCCTATGATTAGATGGGTTGTTGTTACATCAGCAAAATAATTTGTATAAGATAAGGTATTATAAATATTATAATGAGTTGCGGTAGTGTTAGATCCAGAATTTACTTTAGTAGTACCTGAAGTATAAAAGATTACATCAGGATAAAACCCACTAGTATTTAAAACATGACTAGCTACGTTAGTAGAATAAGATAACATGATTGATTCCCATGTATCTACACCTGTGCGCATAACAAGGCATCTACCGTAAATACCATTAGTACCAGCTTTTAAAGGTTGTGCTGTGGAAATATAACTTGTTGTATTGCCATCAACATAATCTGAATCTGCGAACCATCCTTTAGCAATAGTTGTTGAACCTATGACAACATTTTCCATATATGTTAATTGAATAACAGAACCAACTGGAAAATGTGTACCTACAGCCGTTGTTCCCCTAAAATAAATAGGTATAGCATCTGTTTCATTTCCATTTGATAAAGTTAAGGTAAGAGTAGAACTAGCTTTGCCTGCAAAAGGTAAAAAGTAGTTTATACACATTCCTTCATACAAACTATCTCTAATAGTATTACCAGTCCAAGAAGCCGTTGAAACAGATTGTGTACCTCTAATTAATTCTGTATCTTTATTTTTTAATAATTCGTCTACTTGAGGCTTAGAATAAACAGAATAAGTATCATCAGATGAAATTTCTGGATTTTCAATATGTACAATACCATCATTGTTATGAGAAGCATTAGGCATTCCTGCTTGTATTGATGAAAATAAAAATCCATTTGTAAACACAGAAAAATCTAAAGATAAAAATAAAGTTAGCGGTTGACCATTTTTTTGAACTATTGGTGTTGTTTGTGAATAACCAGCAACAATTTTCTTTTCATTATTATCATTTATGTAAAATAAAATTGTTTTTGATTGATATTCTGATATACTTAAATCTCGTATTCTAACATTTCCAATATTCTTATTTAAATTACCACATGCTTCTTCATCTAAATTTACTGTGTAAGAAGATATGTCTGATAAAGTGGTTATCTCTTCTATATAATCATATAACAAAATAATTCCGTCAAAAATAACTTGTGAAGAAATCAATGTTTGACCATAATTTGTTAATTCAACTTGAAACATATCATCCCCTTAATATTTGTTACACAGTATTTGAAGTTTTTTCTTATATAAAAATTTGCCGCAGAACGCTGTATTAACGAACTGCGGCATTTTATCGTTTGTGTCGGTTATTCGTTATTACTAATTACTAATTTTTTGTGCCAATACCAAGCAAGGTTCTGTTGCTGTACGCTTAACCGCTACTGACAAAAGCCTCCATGTGCCTGTCATGGCAGGTGCTACTGATTTATAAGATATTTGCCCAGACATTGGCAAGGAAATTCCTACTGGTTTTAGATATGTACCACTAACGGTTTGACCATAAGCTTTTTCTGCTCCGACTTCAGAATATATAAATAAGCCAATAGAACCAACAGCATCAGCTGTCGATAAAGCATCTAATACATCCTCTTTTGCATCATCAATCGCAGAACGAACCGTACCAAGCGTTGGTAGTTTAGAATTATTTGTTGTATCAGCCCATGTTGAATCACTATACGAAGAATAAATGCTAGAGCCTGTTACACTTCCATTTAAGATGACACCACCATTGAATGTGTTTGTATATCCTGCTGCGAATGTATTACTTGCTGCAACCTTTGCATAGGCAGACATGTCGCCAGTAAAAGAATTTAAATAATCAACAGTAACCAATCGACCATCTTCTAACGTTCCACCAGTTACATCACGATAAGATGCGACAAAATCACCAGAAGCATCGGGTATGCTTGTGGAAGTTCCTGCTGTCTTTCTTAAATCTAATGCACTAACATTATCTAATTTTACAGTAAAAGCACCGTTTGTTGTGTCATATTCTGTCGAAACATCTTTTGAAGAACCGTCAGCAAGAATTGTTAATGTATTATTTGTAGTGATATGCTGACCGTCTGGAATTGAGAGTGTATTAGTAGATGCTGTCGATTGTTTTATAACAAGTGGAGATGCGATTGTCTGTGATGTCGCAGAAGTTAATTTTACAAAAACACTAGACAAATCGGATATAGCAGAATCAACATGATCATAAACAGCTTTTGTTGAAGGCGCATTCGTTGTTGAAGAAGTTGACTCTATTGTTTGATCTAAGCTTGCTTTGGCAACAAACAAAGAACTTGTTTCAGATTTTGTGTAAGCATCTACACCATACTCGCCGACATAGTGCCAATAAAACCCTGACTTATTGTATGCAGCAATATCTCTCGTACCAGACGTAGGTGTTCCTGAAAGCAAAGTATAGACAGTTGAAATTCCTTCGGAAGATGTATCAATTGTTCCGTCTGGATTTGATTTATCATGCAATAGTTGTACTTTATCATTAGCATTTAAATTTGAAGCATCTAATGTTGCTAAATCAGAGCGTAAATCTACAATATCTGCTAAATTTTGACCTGCGTTAATACCATCAATTTGAGACTGCAAATTCTGGTCTGCCAGTTGGAATGCACTCGTAACAGAAGCATCACCTGCATTTATCGCGGATCTAATAGTTCCTAGAGTTGGTAGTTTTGCATTGTTTGCAGAATTATCCCATGAAGTAGCATCATAAGTTGAATAAACGCCATCGCCTGTGTAAGAAGATGCAACAACACCGTCAGAAAATGTTTTAACTCCATTGATAGTTTCATTTCCAACTAAATGAACATAATTTCCATCAATTTGACTTAGTTTTGTTTCAACGTAAGATCTAACAGCATGAGATGTAACTAATTTTTTAGCCGCGTCTGTTTCTGTGTCGTTAGTGTCTACTGCATTTGAATACAAAGCTGCGATATAAGAACCATTTACAAGTTTTGAAGTATCTGTAATTGCACCGCTTGTAATCGTCGGTGAAGATGCGACAGCAGTACCTGTTACATAACCATCTACTGATATACTTGAAACACCACTAACAGCACTTCCAGTTACAGCTATTTCTACTGTTTGTGTTGGTGAACTATAATCATTAACGATGTTAAGAGAAGAAATGTTTACTGACCCAGTATCAGGAGTTCCTGCTGTTGTGTTCCACGGAACATATTTAGGTGATCCAGATATTTTTGAGTCAATAACAGACTCAACTACAGATGCTGAATATACTGTTGAACTCTTTTGTGTCTCACCAGTTGCGGCAGCAAACCTTACTACGCCATCTCTAAATGTTGTTGCATACGGTAAATTTATATGTGTTGTAATAAATGAACATTTTTCTGCATCATCAAATTGAGCAGTTATTCTTAATTTTAACTTTTTATTCGCTTCTTTTACAACAGAAACATTTTCAGATGTTGCAAGTTCAGTTTCGCCTGACTTTAATCTAATTTGAGTGATTGTGTAAGCACTTGAAGAATTATCGTCAAAATCAATTACGACATAATCACCAATTCCTGAATCATCTGCGACAACACTTCCAGAAAATTCTGTAATCGTTTTAATCGAAGTCGATTCATTATATAAAACAATAGAATCAATTAATACAGGATTGGATCCTTCAGTTGCACTGTTTAATGCAGATTGACCTGCTGTTGTAGCTGTAAATTTTATCATGTCGCCTCCAATAGCAAATGCTATGGTTATAGGTTAAAACAAATTATAAATTATACTCTATTATTTCAGTGTACGGTGTATCTATATTGTTATTGGAATTGTCGTTATTGTTTTCGCTATTGGTATTTCCATTTTCTCCAACGTCAATAACAGGATCGTCAGAAACTTTGATTGCAAGAACAACACAAGGTGAAGTAGGATTTGTATTTTTTGTTTCTGTTAATAATTTCCATGTGCCAGTTACTTTGCTTTCTCTTAAATCAGAAATGCTAAAACATCCAGAATTAGGCGCGTTAAAGCACATCGGATGGAGATCAGATCCTTTTACCAACGAAGCATATTTAGCAGGTTGACCATTTTCATTGTAATATAAGAACATAGCCATTGCTCCGATTTCATCCATATCGGTGACATCTTCCATCGGAGTATCATTATATATTGGAGCAATTTCATACCATTGTGCTGTATCGACATCCCAATATAATTTTAAATAAGGATTATACCAGCATTTTACTTCGCCATCGCGTGCATAATAAACAATAGAAGGCGTCTGTGTTATGCCGAAATTATCCTGTAATTCTTGTTCTGTATAAAAATTGCCTTTATAATAAAGTCTGCCATCAGATGAATAAATAAATTTTTCTCTTTTATCAATGATATAGAGATAAGTATGTTTTGTGTCAGATGGTTGTGGTTCGATTGTGTCTATATTGTGTTTGTTGCAATCGTAAATCTGTAAAACATGGATCTGTCTAACAAGATCGAGCATGAGTGGTTCGCACGCAACGTTCGCATAGATCGTCTCATCGTTTTCTCTAACCCCAACGGGGGATTTAAAACGTTTTTGAAGTTGCATTCTGACTAGCTCATCATATTTAGACATAACAATTACCAATTAGAGATTTTTGATAAATTCAATCAAATCAGCACATAACAATATCTGCTGAAACGGACATTCTTTTGTATCATTAAATGTTGGTCTTAACCTGATTACATTGTCCATTAGTGCTTGTTGGTTTATTCTTACAACTGCATACTTCGTATAGTGTGAAGTAAGCATACAGATGATTTTAAGCATGGACAGCTTTTCAAGTACGTCCATAGGTGATATGGATAGCAAAGATGCCGTCTGGATTACATCCAAGAATCCGAATGGCGCATAAAGACCATCATTTATTGATATGAATGTGTCATCTGATGAATAATTTAGTTCCATGAGTGACCTCTTATATTTTTTATAAAATTTAAAATTTTAGAGTTGACAATCTGTTTCAACTAAATTTAATATAGATATAATTGTCAACTCGTTTTCGATATTTGTTTGTTATTTCAAATCAACAAAGCGGTTGATCTTCAACAATTTAGTTTATGCAGTCCAACGTTCAATATCATTTTTTGTATAGAAGCAATCCTTAATGGATTTATCCATACGGATTTTAATAGGGACTGCGTTCATAAAACGATCTTCATTAAATGAGAAAAATGAAGATGAAAATTCGACGACAGAACCAATGTTCAATATTTGCCTAGGATTAAATGCGCGTGAACAAAGCACGTTTAAATAAGATGTTGGTATATCTGCAACTGGCTTTGATATGTCGCTGTCAACAAATGCTGATAAAGATATTATCTTTTGATCTGTCTTTACAACATCAGAAACAAAGCCCTCAAGTGTATCTTCTATAATTGAGTAATCGAAAGCATTTCCTTTTACTTTAACCCAGTTATATTTTGAGCGAGTTCCTTTCGTTGAATATTTAGATGAGAAATTTTTGATAACAACGCCCTCGCCACCTTTGCTTTTTATGTGGTTATAAAAGTCAATTTTTTTGATTTTTGAATATTTTGTAACTGTTATTTTTCTATCCGAGATTGATTCAACGATATGTTCTGTTATATATCGTCTGAAATACCAAGGTTCTTCTGTAATATAATTATCATTAAAATATATGCAGTCGAAAGCATAAAGTTTATATTTGTTTTCTGAAATCACGAGTTCGCAGTCCAATAGAAATGTTTTATAAAATTTGTCTGGACTTTTAAGACTAAGTTTTATGAAGCTATTCGTTATATTTTTCGGCAACAAAGTGTCTTCATTATTTTCACGACCAAACAATTCATATCCATTGTTTTTGTCGTATGCGTAATTAAATGCGAGATAACATCTTATGCCATCAATTTTTTCGTCTGCAATATATTCATCTGATTTCCAAAGCTCTATTTGATCTTTGTTCTCTAATGATTTCATTCTCAAGCATAACATCGGTGTGTCTGAATGGATGATGCTTTTATATGATTCTGGATATAAGTGCGCATATTCTGTATTATAAAAATGCTCACGAATGATTCTACATTTTTCAGCTTTACTTAATTCCTTTTTATTCTCGTTGTGATTCTCACAGTTAATGTTAGTATTGTTGTCTATACAAACTCTTATATCATTAAAAATGCTATTGATTTCTTTTGCGTTATGAGTCGTTTCGATAGACATAATGATCTCCAAAAAAAATGGTGTGTTCAGTCGCACATCTGCCATAGATATTTGACTAAAAACTTGACAATGTGCTAAATGATGTATGTTTTTTGTTTTTTAGAATAATATTCTAAAAATCTACTTTCTATGTTTTTAGAGAGTAGAATAGCATATATATTATATGGCACAAAAAAAATGGCGTCAACTTTTGTTGACACCAACCTGAAAAATTAATCTTTGCACTCGGCCACATAAATCATCTTAATCACTGTTATGGCTAGTGCGTAACTTTGATAAGATTTTGACCGAACTTTTTTTATTGAATCATTGTAGCGATAATTTGTTTTGCGTTTCAAGTTAGAGCCGCCAGCGTTATAGGCGGCAATTCCCCAAAGAGCATTACCATTGAAAGCATCTACGTTACGTTTAATGTATTGCGCTGCGGCTTCGGTAGCTTTTCGGTAATCATTGCGTTCATCGACTTTTGAATTTATGACAAGACCATAGTGTCTTGATATGTAAGGCATGAGCTGCCACAATCCTTTTGCTTGTTTGCTTGAAACGTTGTTTGTTATTCCGCCTGATTCTGCGAGCGCTAAATAAATCCAGTATTTTGAAATGTTGTGTTTTTCTAAGATGGATTCGACCTCATCTCTTATCGGCTCGATCTGTTCAAGATAGGAATTGAGCGATGATGGATAATTCCATTCTGATATTAGGTCAATCATTTCGTTGTAATCACATGTGGGACAGAAATCAGTTAATGCTTGGCATTTTGGCTTTGCTTCTGATTTGTTGAATGTGCCCAAAAGAACAAGAAATAAGATTGCGACCGTTACAAATAAAACCTTTCTTAAAATTAACATTGTTTTTCCTCGAAAACGATTAGTCTTTAGTTTACCAGCACGCGACATTGCATACCTGTTTGGATGGCTAATCAAAGAAATGCGTGCCGAGCTTTTTGCAAGGCACGCATCCCAAATATCACAATAAGCGATATGAGCAAAATTTTGAGGTTAGCTTCTGCTATCCGTTATGGCAACTTCTGCCTTTACTTCAATTTGCGTCATATCATTTAGCAAAACATAAGCGACAGTCTCAGCTTTTTCGCTACCACCATCTTTAGCGATAACGTGAAGCTGATAATTTCCAATTGTTAGAGAACTTTCAGTGGTGTCTATTGGTGTGCCAGAGACAAGAACGATCTCATCTTTGATAACTCGCCCGAATTGATTCTGTATTTCGGTGATAGCACCAGTCACAGATAGTGTGTTTCCGTTCCATTCAGATCCACTTGCGCCTGCCATTTCAGCCGTATCATCAATTGTTGCTTTAAGATCGCCTGTTTTTACAGTCCAATTTTCTTTAGCTTTAAATGGCCTGCTGTCAACAACTTCGACATCAAACGTCATTGGGCTTATTGCAGTGTCTTCTGTAAATGACACAGTAACGTGAGCCTTTGATGATGACTGATTTAAATTGAGTGATTTTTCGACGACAACATCACCAATGACAGGTGTTGTGCCTGTAGCTGTAGCTGTAATGCCTGTTGCTGCGACAACAGCAGAATCGCCTTTAAATGTGAATCCAGCATTTGAGTAAGTAAGTTCGAGTGGTGCAGACTGTGTGAAAGTAAAGTCAGAAACTTCGGTGGCTGCATCACGTTCATCCGCTTTATAAACGATTGGCAGAACGATTGTAAGAGGTCTGATATCTGCATGTTCAAATGTCACAGAGGCAAATAGTGTATTATGGAGTTTTATTGCGGTGTCTTCGCCCTGTCCAACATAAGCAGTTGGATTCTCAGGAAATGCAGTTCCGACGGCAACGGTGCAAGTAGGATCAACTGTAAATGCTTCATGTGTTCTTGGATCAATCAGTCCACCAACAACTGTGACTTCAAGTTTGGCAGGATCATTATCTTTAATTTCACCTTTAAGCCCTTTACATGAAGTGGCATTGTCGCCATTTAATTCTGTGACTTCAAGGTTTGTTCCATCTTCAACAACAGGAATGACCGCTTCAACACGCTCATCGACAACAAGAATCTGAACGCTTGTAAAAGATGCGTTCAAAGATTTGTCTTCTGGTCTAAAAATAAGTGGAATAACATTATTCGCACGAGGGTTGATTTTTAGTGTAATTGCATCCATATCAGAAAAATCAATACTGAATGGATTCTTAATGCTTTCGTCGATAATAAGTTTAACATCATCAATTGACAGAGTTCCTGCGACTTCTTCTCCGTCGGCTTTGTGTGCTTTCATGTCTAATGCGTCGAGCAGCGCATTAACATTTATAGTGATTGGATCGCCTTTGAATTTCTCAGCAGTGCTTGAACTGTCGAAACTTACGATAGTAGAATCAGACGTTTTCACAACAACTTTTCGTGGTGAAATCTTATATCCGAGTTTATCGAATGATAAAAGCCTGTCGCTGATTGTATAAGATTCTTGACGTTCAACGCCGCAAACCTCTTTACTGATTCCACCATAAACAGGATTATGGTCAACAGGGATATTCTCGGTTCTGTTTTCAGCGCAAATGCGATTGTTCAATTCTTTATAATCCAAACCACCATCTTTAGCTAATAGTTCGACGCGTGGACGTAGAAGTTGGGCGGCTGTGATTTCTGCATATATACTGACTTGTGGTAATACTGACATATCATTCTCTCCTAGAAGAATAAGTTGTTGCCAAAAAGACGATCTATATTAGATAGGGCGGTCAATGATTAAGAAATTTTCCATAATTTTTACGGAAATATCTGTATAGTGGATAGAAAATCCGTTTTGGTGGTGTATAAAGAGTTCCATAGTCAATTGAACGAATAAGTGTACTGTATGGAATGTCTTTATATGTTCCTTTTTTATAATCAATAATTATTGATTTTTTATCTTTTGATATTGATACTTCAAAAAAAGTAAGCAGTGTTTTCGTTGGTATATACTTCTTGAGAAGCGGGCACATCACACCATATACACGAAAAAAAGACAGTCGTGTTGCAATGATTTTATAAAAATTCTTTTTTATATTCTCATAATTTGATTCAGTGAATCTGAATTTGCTAACAATATTGATCGGCAACTGAAAGTCTGTACTTTTCATATGTATCTAAAATCTCTCTTTGTCTATTTAATGTCTTTTTTAGAAAGAAAATATCTTGACTGTCAAACACATGATTTTTTGTGTTTATAAGGCTTTCATAAATAATATCATCTTCTTCAGCAGTAATGCTTCTTGGTAATATTTCATAATAATTTATGCGCTCAATACATTTGTTATTTTTCATATATTTATTGATGTTATCACACATTTGAAATGCTTTTTCCAATTTTTCTATTTGCTCTTTTTTATGTTCTATATATTCAGAAAGATCTCGAATGTTTTTGTTTCGTGTTTCATCTTTTATCATTTTTATGTTTTCATCACTCAATCCATTTTGTATATTTTCTTTTCGTTTTCTTTTGATTGAACTTCTGAGGCTTACTATTCCTCTTAAATCTTCAATTTTTTTATTGCAAGGTTCGCTGTTCTTATCTAATATTAACTTGTCATTTATAACATTAAAAATGACATCATAGAAATTTAATTGTTTGTTTTCACACATGGCATTGAATTATGGCTGACTATAATCCAGAAACACATAATTTTTCAGAAGCTAAGACTGCCTCTGTTGCAACTTTAGATAGTATAACAGGATTGCTCAAAAAAGCAATAAAAGGAAACGTTGTAACTGTTGCTGGCAAAAAGACATATGATGGTTATATCGACGATGAGAAAACCATATTTGCATTAGAGAAAGCAATAAAAGAACTTGACTACTGGATTAACCAAATGCCAGACCCAGAACCAGACCATGAAGATGAATCGCCGAAAACAAAAGCAGAAGAATTTAAAAAAAATATCGAAACAGTAAAAGACACTTTAGAATCGACTTCAAAGCTCAATGATGCTTATATAGAAATGGCAAACAATGGTGCGCCACTTGTTGAATTTAAGTCAGTTGAATCACCTGTCGCAGAATGGTCGCCAACAGATGACGACATGCCTTATATTGAACTTTGGGGAAAGACGCAAAGTAATGGTCTTGCAAAATTGAAAGATCTAAATGGAACTGTTTCGTTGCGTGGCCAATATGGAAACTTTGATGTAGAAAGTGAATCAGAATTTGATAGAAATAAATGTAGGTTTAATGTTGTACTCGCAGTCAAGGATGGTTCTGGAAATTATGTAACAAAGCCTGTTTATAATGGCAGTGGAACTTATGAAGGTAATACGGTTTATCTCGTAATTCGTGGTGAAACGGTTACTGATGGCGATAATGAAAAGGTTGGTCGCCAATATTACGATTTTGATGTAAAAGATAGAACCGTTAAGATTGTAAAGATTGGAAACAGAATGATGGCTCATGTTGGCTTTGATTTTGTTTTTCCGATTGGAGCAAGCAGGGATAAGTATTTAGAATATCCAGAAAAATATTTCTCTATTGCAAAGACACTGCCACCTTATAATTTGGAAGATATTGACACTTCTGATATTAACAAATATTACGAAGAAAATGGATTCTGGCTTTACGTTGTCGATAACAGAAATGAATATGAGTGAAAAAAAAGAGCCGCGATAATGCGGCTCAAATTTTATAAAGAAGCGAGCGAGAAAACCCACTAGGCTTTAGCCCGTGGGATGAAAACGATCTATTTTTTTAATAATTAAACTTTCTCTACACATATTAACCGATTTCTCCTCGGTGATATTCTTTTGCATAGGTTTAATTTCGGAGTCCTATTGCTCTTACCTAAATGACTAAAATCTACTTTCTTGCCATATATATTCATAAGTACGGCATATCCACTACTCATACGACCTTTGATAAAATATTCTCTTCCAAAATATTTTACCTTGTCGAATTTTCTGAATCCATGTATTTTGCCTGTTTCTATTCTTAACTCGCTTCGAGTTCCTTTTGTTTGTTGCATATCACCATGTGGAATATCTCGTTTAACATAAACTAACTCATTTAGGTTTATTATTGTTTCGCCTCCACTAGCAATAACGCAAGCATCTAAGTGATGGTCTTTTGCTATATTTAAATTCTGTCTGTTGGCTTTAGTTATATATCCAAATGTTTCGATAGCTTCTGGATAATATTTCAATAATCGTATTCGGATAGAATTCATTTGTGTTGCGTGCTTTAATTGGCCTTTTGGTTCACCTTTTAATTTCAGTTTGATTTCTCTATTATGTAGTTTTTTATGACAATCATGGCATAGCGTTATTAAATTTTCTGGACTATCTCCACCACCATTAGACCTAAAAATTATATGATGCACTTCTAATTTTACGCCTTTCTTTTTGGTTTTACATATATGACATTTATATCCGTCTCGGTTCAATACCATTGCTTTTGTATTCTCAAATCCATAATTAGTTCCTTTTTGATAACCCCACTTAGCTATTTTTGGATTAGCCAGAGAAGGATTTTTCAGTAGATGAGGATCAAAAGTCCCTGTCTCTAATACTAATTTAGTTATCGGAAGAATAGACTTAATGAACTCTATTTCCTTTATGTGACTGTGATATTTGCTTATCATAGTTGGACTAAATCTATTTGAACGAATAGAATTCCTGCGATAATTAAATCTAGCTTTTCTATACCGCGTTTTTCTATTACGCCTGTTTCTGCGATAGGTTCTACGCCTATCCATCTTTTCTTTAATATCATTTCTGATTATAACTTTAGATGTATAGACTATTTTTCCGTCATTTGTAGAAACAGCATTTCCTATAACCGAACTCCCAGTATCAACACCAAGTGTTAGCTCCTGTACGATCTCTGGAATTTCATAGAGTAGCTTAATCGTGAATGGCATTCGTCGAACAACTTTTGCTTTACCAGCTTTAAGAAGTTTGCGAACATGTCCATGCCTATTTGTTGGCATTAAAGGCTTGTTCTCTTTTGTTAATACATAAACCATAAAACATCCTAAAAAAACTGTAAGTCTGGGTTATTGCTAATCCAGTAATGAGTATCTTATATCTGTTACCAATATAAGAATCCTTCTTCAACTCGACAAAGATAGAAAGGCTTTTTAAACATACTCCACAAGGCTGTAATTACTCTGACCTAACTTAGTTGTATGCGACATATCCTTAGTCTGTTGCGTCAACCGAGGGTGTCTTGACCTAACTATCGTAGCTAGAATTTCTCCTAACTTAGTCTGGTAAACCATTTAACAGAAGCCCACCGTCTTTAAACGGTGGGTAGTTCACATGTTTGACAATAATCAGACATCATCTTCTGCAAGCGTCTTAGCTTTAAAGCAACAATCGCAAAATCTATTCTGATAAAACGTTGCATATCCAGCAGCTTTTGACAGCTTTTCAAACACTGCATAATTTTTTTTCAGTGTTTCGTCATCAACATCATCTCTAACGTTGTATAGTAGATTGTAGCACTCATTGCATATAGACGACACAATATCCTTTATTGTCGTTCCATGTATGATTTCTTTTTTGATATATTTCTTTGGAATCTTTGTTTCCATAGCAAGATGCTTTAAATAAGCCTCGGAATCAATTGCTTGCGCAACTTCAAATTTTAGCTTGTTTATATTATCATAAAGGAAATCTTCTGATTCACCAAGAATTGTTGAAACGTTTGTGTCGATATCAACATCTTTTTTAAATGCAGGCTTGCATTCTGTGATGCCTTTAATGTCGAAAATGATAGGAATATCTTTCCCATCAACTTTTCTAAAGGCGCACGGATGAATTGTTGTCTTAATCGAACCAAGACGATTGCAACGCAGCCATCCGCCATAACTGTGATGCTTCAATCCAAACCCGATTGTAATAATGCCACAATTGTTTTCATAGTGATAAACAACGAGTGCATCATCTAATTCGCTGTCAGTCCAATCTTTTGATGCGTTAGGGTCTGCATCATTGCTTCCAATCTTATACCAATTTCTGATTGCAGCCATAATGTCACCAACTTTGATTGGTTCTGTGTCTGCGGCAACGTCTTCAACGAATCTATCTTTTACTAACAAATAAAAGTCAATTTCAGACACAGCAAACATCTGCATCAATGCTTCAATAATTTTTTCTGGCTTCAATACTAAAATATCAAAGTGCTTGCTACCTATACCGCAGGCCATTGCTAATTTTTTAAGACAATCTTCGTTTAATATGACAGTCTCAGTCTTGTTTTCTTCTGTTGGAATAGTTAGTTTATAGTCAAAGCCGATCATGCCATCAAAATGCTCAATCGAAATGTTGCCCATCGTTGGATTGAACATAAGAATTTTTGCGTTGTCAGTCATCGTTAAAGCGTTCAAGCAATCACATAGTTTTTGCATGTTTGTTCTCCTTTGTGCAGTGTGTTATTTCTTTTGCTTTGCCTGAATTTCGGCAAAGTGCTTTGGACATACGGGGATATAAAGACCCCAAGACGGGTTTATAACACCTTCTCCATTATTGCAAGCCCTTTCTGGATTGATTGCAGAGAAAACAGCACGTCTATTGCAATATGAACATATTGTCTTAATTTCAGTGATTTCATCAGCTTGAGCCATAAGAACAGCGGCGGCATCCCATAAAACACCATCGCTGTTTGTGCGCAAACCGTAGCACATCACAGGCAGGCATAGATTTATCGTAATATCTTTATCTTTATATAATGATAAAAAGTCTTCACCTAATAAAACCAACATTACAGGATCGTGTTTGTCGAACCTAACTGTAATTCCAGAAGCAGATAGTTTTCGTAAATCGTTAATTTGCTCAACAGTCAGGAATTGAGCTTCATCCACAATGACAGCTTCAGCCACTTTGTTTACTGACTTTTCTAATTCTTTTAATGTCTTTAATTTAGATTTATCCTTATATATTTGAATAAATCTATCAACAACGTATTCTGTTATCTTTTGCAGGACGCTTTCGTTTGTTCCAAGTGTAATATCTGGCGTTGCACTTAACCCTGCACGGGATTCTACTTTGTCGGAACGAGTATCCATTTGAGGTCTGATTAGTATTGCTTTTCTGCCTTGCAATTCATAATTTTTATAGACAGCTAACAGATTAAGCGTTTTGGATGATGATACTGTTCCATAATTGAAATATAACTTTGACATGATGATAAAGAACTCCTTGTTTTTGTGATAGGACTTGTTCGCGACAAGCGAACGAATATAGTATTATATCATTATATATAACAGTAGATCAAAGACTTTTTCTTATATTACAAATGATCTTACAATATACGGTATTTGTAAGATCATTGTAGTTAGCTATATTAAGAACCTTTATTTACAACATCGTCAGAATAACATCTGTTGCTGTTGATTTACTACCAATGTAGTATGGTTTGCCATCGCAAATGTAGATTTTATGCTGTATTACAAGTATTACATAATTGTGAACAAAAAAACTTTTGAAAATTAAAAAACAAATAACGAATGAACACAAGAATGAAAATTTCTTGTGTTCCATGTGTGATAAACATTAGTTGTCTTTTAAACTAGAATTATAAGCTATTTGATGTCTCTACTACATGTGTAATACTGGTTTTAATATAATGTATAGGCTTTATCTATGTATTACATATATTACAAAATTTTCATCAAAAATTTTTCAAATTTTAACAACGAAAATTTGTTTAAAGACTGATAATAAAATTTTTTAAAAGCAATACTGTATATGTCAACAAAACCATTACTGCGTATGAATGAGACTGTCCTACAACCACACATAATTTGTAGGAGTATTGCTATATTCAAAACAACTGTCTTGGGTATCTATATTATATACGTCATATAGCAATCGTTTATTCTATATGGGAGATTTTATTATGTATAAAGATAAACACTTAATCATAAATATCTTGATTGCATTGTGGGAATTACCACAAATTCTTATAGGGCTTATTATTTTAGCGATATTCCATAATAAGACTACATATACAAATCCATGCAATCATATCTCAGTTTGGAATATCAATGCACACGGTGCATTCGGAACTGCATGTTTCTCGTTAGGCCCTATCATTGTTACATGTAATGATAAAGTCGCAGAGAGAACGCTTAGACATGAAACTGGACATAGTAAACAATCAGTTATATTAGGTATGTTTTATCTTATTGCTGTTGCAATCCCTAGTGTATTTCTATTTCAGTATAAAAAACTTTTCAAAAAATCTCAGGAATTCTACCTGTCGTCATATCCAGAAAATTGGGCAGAAAAATTGGGTGGAAATATAACAAATAAATAAAATAACAATTGACATATTATTATATCTATAACATAGTTATTATGACGAGGCTAGGCTGATCCCCGAAAAGAAGATTTATCCACTTCTTGCCTCGTTTTTATATTGGATATAAGTGTTAAGGATAAAACACCATGAGAAATTTGAAAACATTAGAAGAAAGAAGAAAAGAATTAGTAGGAAGAACTTTTGGAAAACTAACTGTAAAAGATGTTCAACCAAATGTGATAGAATCTACTGGTAAACGAGATGGTTATATTGCTATTTGTTTATGTTCATGTGGTAGAGAAAAAATAGTAAAAATAAATAAACTTTTATCGAATCATACAAAATCATTTGGGATGTGTCCTAGAGATTATTTAGTTTATTCAAAAAAAGTATATACAAAATATAAAAAAGAATTTGTTGGGAAAACCTTTGGTAAATTAACTGTTATAGACATAAAACAATGTTATACTTCTAACGGGAAGAAACATGGTTATGAGGCAATGTGTATTTGTGAATGTGGAAATACAATTACAGTATCAACTCATGATTTATCAACAGGTCATACTAAATCTTGTGGATGTTTTAAAGGTCATTATGCGAGTGAAAGTATTATTAAGTGGAGAAATAGTCATCCAGAAGAATCTAATAGTTTTGTCAAAAAATTAAGAGAATGGCATAAAAATAACACAGAAAAATCATTAGAAATATCTTGTAAAAATTTAAAGAAAGCAGAACAATGGAAAAGAGAACATCCTAAAGAATGTGAGGCCATACTAAAGAAAGCACAAGAAAAAGCTAAAACATGGAGAATTGATAAACCACAAAAATACAAGGAAGCATTAGAAAAAACAAAAAAATATTGGAAGAATCATCGTGACGAAATGATAAAAATTAGAAGAAAAATGTTGCTGTCGAGAACGTCGAAAGAAGAAAATGATGTTTTGTGTTTTTTAGAATCTTTAGGATATGATGTAGAAAGACAATTTTATTTAATGAATCATTTTTATGACTTTAGAATTGGAAATTTTTTGATTGAATATCATGGTTCTTCATATCATTATGCCAAATATGAATGTTTAAAAAAACCAGAAGTAGGTGAACCTTCAAACCCAAAGCCAATAGAATATCATTTAAATTTAAGAGATATTGCTATACAAAATGGGTTTAATATAATACAGATATGGGACTATAATTGGATTAATAAAAAAGATTTTGTTCAAAATTTATTAAGAGAACAGCTTTCAGGTAATGCTAACTATAAAGATTATTTAGAAGAAGGATTATTGAATAATGATTATGGTTTTATAATAGATGGAGAACAAATTCCACCAAAAGGTATTTGGATATCTACTAAATTTAGAAAAGTAGTAAAAGAAAGTTTTGAACGTGGAAAGACTCTTGTTTATAATTCAGGATATACTAAAGTATTCAAAGATGAAACGTAAATTAATTTTTTTGTTGACTTATTATTTCTAAAGGTTTACATACGAAAAATGTAGATAGACTTTTTTTATCTTTCTATCTATATTTAGGTGGATAGCCCGACGGGGTGAAAAGAAGAATCGTCAGCTTCCTGCCACCTATCTTATCTCTATAATTCTGACGTGTATTATTGACGGAATACCATTATGACAAATCACCATCGTAAAAGTTTAAATTTGCTTGTACAATTTGTTATGAAGATTATGGATATAGTAAATTTTAACAAGGTGAAAGTGTATTCTTTAGGCATGAGATTACATAGACATAACGGTATTTATTTGCTTTATTCAATGATTGTATTTAATTGAATTGAAGGAGTACTGTTATGATGAAAGAAATCAATCCGTTGGTGTCTTATTGCTTTAGAATGGCAAATACAGAAAGCAAAACGAGAAGGGAAATTCTTGACGATATAGCAGTAATGCTAGACGAAATAAAAGTGCATGATGGCCTTGAAGCGCTGAGTGTGCAGAATAAAAATGTGTTCCTAATTCGTAATTGTGAGTTTGAAACATTTAAGCTAGGCAAATTTACAATCAACGAATCAGATATAAAAATGCGTGATAACATTGCATCAAAGATTGTTAAATTCTTCGATATGGTGCATGTCAGGAATAATTGCTATGTTGAGTTGACGCCTTATGGGATTTCAATTTATGCCAAATTTAGGAATAAGGTTAAGCTGGACAAAGACGGTGCTGTTTTTGGAAAGCATAATCTTTGCTTCTGCGAGGCTGGTTATAACGAAAACACAAATGATTTCGTAATGGTTGCGCCGACGAACATTCCTTGCTCAACAGGTAGTCTCGTTTTTAAAAGCATCACACATAGCGATTTAAGAGAATTTGTAAATAACGAGAAAAAGAGAATAGTATTTAGTGATACAGTTGACGAACCAGTACGACAGATGTCTTTTTGCACGGCAAAAGATTTTATCATTACATGCTATAACGCTTATTTGTTTGCCAAGAATAATGAGATTTCATTTGCACTGGAATCAGGTGAAACTATAAACACGACGAATCCTTTTACGAAGCAGAAATTAATTTTCACAGAAGAACAGACACAATGGCTGTTGGAAAGCAAATCTGATTTTTCAAAGCTGATGATGATTAGCAAAGAAATTTTAAAGCAAAGTAATTTTATATATGATGATGTGACAGAAAAATTTTATGATGAAAACTGCAATTCTTATACGAGGGATGATATTGCAGAGAAAATCATAACAATGAATAGTTCGGTGAATCTAAACGAATTTAAAAAGAAAATATTGTCTGAACTTATATCATACGAGCGGTATGGAATTAAGAAAAGTGACATTTGCAAGATGCTCATGGAAAAGCGCATGGCGTCTGTGAAAGAATACACATATTCAATCGAAAAGTTCTGTGCGCGAGTTGGATTTGATCAGTATGAAACAGAAAATATGAAACGTGTGCTTTGCGCTCTTGTGCAAAAGCAGCTAAACCCTGAGACTGTATTTCAGCAGGTTGTCTATTTCGTAAGTAAACGTCAGGGTGTCGGCAAGACTTTGTTTTGGCAAGCTATTGGTGAAGAATTAAATCCGATAGCCTCTTATCATAAAGTATCGACTAAAGAACCTATTAGGGATTTGGCTATATATGCAAGGGAAACACCTTTGCTTTTATTCGATGAAGCAAATCTATTAGATGCAAATTTCAACAATTTTTTGAATCAATATACATCTGATAAAGGATTTACTTATCGCAAGTTATATACACACGAATCTGTTATGGCTGTAAAGAGGAGTATTCCTATCGTTTTAGCCAATCATATTTCTGGTGCTGTCTTGTTTGGCGAACAGATAGGTGCGCGTCGTCCGTGGATTTTTGATTTCAGTAGAAACGGAATTGAACGGAATACTTTTAAGGCTTTCCATTATAAAAAAGGTGAAGCTAAACATGGCAAGGTGACTGCAAAAAATCTTATTGATGATGCGTGCTTTATTGTTAAACAAAACCTAGGCAATCCTAATTTTGAATGCGGTGACAATCCGAATCGAAAAGTTTATACAGAATTAAGAAATAAATATTATGTTGATTCTGATTCATTGGATTGTCAGGTTGAGCTAAGATTGCATGATATTATTGATTATGCGAATAAACATAAAGAACTTTTTTACTGGCATAAAGTGAAGTCTGGTGAAGCATATCCTGCAATATGCTTGACGCCGCAAAAGTGGGCGCAGCTTCTACATGATGGATATGTTAGTGGAATTGAAACAAAACAAAAAGGCGACAAAGCAGATGACGACGTGTTTAAATATAGTTCGTCGAGATTTGCTAGGGTTTCGCTTAGTGTTAAGACAATCATAAATAGAATACTTGTGAAGTTCCCAAATGGATGCAATGATCCAAAGACAATGTGTGATGCATCTTGCGGCTATCGTAAATCTGTGAGGGGGATTCCTATTTGGGATTTATTGACTGAATTTAAGAACCAAATAATGAAACCAAAGCCAGAGAAATTTAATTATTGTGGTTCTTGCTATGATTATGAAAATGATTTCGTATATGTGACTGATGATGGCGAAATCTTTGAACGTGATTCATCTGAAAATAAGTTTTTTGATGATGATGTCATTGAATATGATTGTTTAAAAGTTAAGAATAGCTGTGATTTAATCAGAAATAAAAAAGAAAAAACAAGTGTTAATGAAAGCAAGCCTGTTGAACATTCAAAGACAAACGAAAACACAAAGCATGGATTTCATAAGAGAAATTTGTGCAAAAGTAAGAGTATAAATAAGATAAGTATTGCGAAAACAATGCTATTGTCAGATTCGCAAAGCATGGAATTGTCAAAAGATTCATCTTTTGATAAAGTGTGTAAGGTCGTCGATGCAGTTATTAAGCAGAACGAAAAGAATCTTATGATACTTCAACAGTTAGAAACGTTGGATAAAGACTTTTCTGATGATCAGCGAGATATACTGCATGATATTTTATTGACTCATGAGGATAATTATAGTGGCGCTGTTGTCGGCGTCGATCTGGCTGTTAAGCGTGAAGACGAAATACTATTCTAAAAAGGATTTAGAATGTCTGACTACGAGAACGAATATAACAATATGCTCAACGCATTGAAAAATGGAGAAAATCCATTTAAGCGTTCTGAACAAGTCGAGAAATGGCACGAAGAACTTGACAATGAAAAATTCAAATGTGAAATGATTTATCAGGAACGACAGAAGAAAAAAGAATCAGAAGAACGTGATAATCATTTTAAATTGTGGAGCGAACGTGCTGTCGAAGACAATGATCTTGATTGCATTTTCGGAAAAACGCCATTGCCAAAAAAGAAAAATTGAATTAGAAAAAACTAGCATTCGCATATCCATGTTGGATAGGCATAACATACACTTTTTTGCAAAAAAGGAAACAAACCATGCAGATCAATTTCGATGAGAATTGTTCAAATTCAGAAAGAATCGCAAAAGACCTTATTGAAAAGGTTTTGGATTTTGTGGACAGATCAAAGTCAAAACGCAAAGACACTGTTCGTGAAACACTAAAAAATTATGATGCTGCGCTCATAAATGTATTTGATAAGATGATTGAGCGCAAGGCGATCATACTTCATTCAGAGAGTGTGAATGGTCATCGTAGAACAATGATTTCGACAGCACCGCGCAATCTCGTTTTTTATTCAGTTAAAAAGATGACCAATGAAGTTCCTTCCATAGATGAAATGGAAACAGCATTTAAAGAGACATGGCTAAATAGCACTGTTCAGCCACCAAAGAACTGTGAAAAGTTCTGCGGTCTTAAAACTGAAAAAGATGCGTTCAAAACGTTTATGGATATGTCTTTTGGTGATTTCTATATCCTTGCTTCTTATTGTTTTTGTGAATATGACAGAATTAAACAAAGAAAAGAAAAAGAAGAATTGCTTGCAAAGAAATCAAAAGAGTTGAAGCAGGAAAAAGTCAAAGTTCAATCGCAGCAGAAAGTTGAAGTCAAACAAATTGAAAAAGCAGACAAGCCGAAATCTGCAAAAGATGATGCGCTTCAACATATTGCAAAAACATTGCAAAAGAAAAGTACTGACAAAGCACAGACGCCAAAAGTCGAAGAACAACAGCCTGCCGCCGCCGCACCTGTAACAGAAGATGTCATGGAAACAATCTTGGATGATATGTCTAAATTTAACGAGGATGAGGCCAAGGGTGTTTCAAAGAATACTGCTTTTGACCAATACCGCAATAAGCGTGAAAAATTGCGTAAATCTGTTGCTGATAAGATTGATGCGCTTCACATGCTTGCTGACATCAATGCTTATTTAAAATATAGCCTCGTTGAATTAAAGCGCATGTTAGACCCTGCGTTGTTCCGTGGCAACCAATATGCAAATCTCAAGTATTCAAACAATGAAGTGTTTGAGTGTGGATTTGATAATACAAACATTCTTATGACAAAGATTTGTTTGGATATTGAATCATTAGAAAGAATGAAAACAATTGTTGACAATGCTCTCGAAGTAAAGTCTCTTTTTGAGAAAGCAAAAGATAATTTTGAGGATGGTGTCACAAAGGAAGAACTTGAGATTGTAAAATCTTTGGCAAAATAGAAAATATATAGTTGCGAAATTATATATATTTGTATTATATAATAAAGCCGTGTCGAAAGATGCGGCTTTTTTTTTGTATGGGTTTCGGCGATAGCCTACATTCAAAGGGAAATTGATAATTTTGAAAGCATGGAAGCTAAAAGAACAAAGAAAAGAATTGTTGATTGATGATGCACTTATACACTCATTCTGTTTCTTTGTATTGTTTGTTATATTAATGATTATAATTGGAGCATTATTAGAATGTATGAAAATCTAAAAAATAATAATGATTGTGATAAAAATTCAAATTTAATTTGTTTTAGAAAATCAGTTTTTGCTGGAATTTGCATATCTATAGGCGGAACTGTTTATCTTAGTATTGGCGGCATTGCAGGTGCGGTGCTATTCGCGTTTGGTCTGCTTGCTGTCGTACATTATCAGCTTCCACTTTATACAGGAAAAGTTGGTTTTATAAAAACAAAGCATGACGCAAAAATGTTGCCGCTTATCTTATTAGGAAATATAGTTGGTGCTTTCTTTTTTGCGCTTGCTATGAAATGTGCGAAGCCTGATTTGATACAGGTCGCAAATTCTATTGTAGAAAAACGTGTCAGTTTAAATTTATTGCAGATGCTTATATTACCAATTGGATGCGGAATAATTATGACTACGGTTGTTAAATTTGCAAGGCAAAAGAAATTTATTCCACTGCTGATTGGAATACCTGTATTCATTCTTTGTGGTTTTATACACAGCATTGCAGACGCTTTTTATTATTCAATGGCATCTTTAAGCACTTTTACTGATAATGCACTATCTATTGTTATAGCATATATCTGTGCAGTAATTGGTAATTTTATTGGTTGTGTATTACCAAACGAATTTAATTTTGGATTCTTTTTGGATGCAGATGACAATAGCAAATAGTCTGCATTATTATATAACCATATTTTTAAGGATATTATTATGTCACCATGCAATTTTAGATTTAGCAAGCCTAAAAATGGTTTATTTATTCCAGTTATCGGTGCGATAGCGACAGGCAAATCTAGTTTTACAAAAGCATTAGGTGAAGTTATTAGAGAAGAATCAGGTGAGTGTAGATGCTTTTATGAGCCAGCGGCAAAAGAGGATGGCGAGGCTTCCGTGTTTATGCCATTGTTTTATAAAGATCAACAACGTTGGGGATTTACAGTGCAAGTTGAAATGCTGACAAAACGTTTAAAGCAGCATAAACTTGCTCAAACATTAAGCCGTGATGGAATTTCGAGTGTTGCTGATTCTGCTATTTGGTCTGATGGTGTTTTCGTTAATTTGTTAGAAAAAGACGGAAAGATGACACATGATGAAGCAAATTTGTATTATGATTTGTTCGCAGAAATGACTTGTGGAAATCTGTCTTATCCAACAGCTATAATATATTTGTCAGTCACACCAGAAAAAGCACTTGAAAGGTTAAACAAGCGCATGACAGAAAAAGCAGGTCGTAAAATGGAAGCAAATATTCCGATTTCTTATCTTGCAGGCTTAATTGCAGAATATAATGAACTTGTTTCACATCTTAGAAATTTCTGTCATGTTTTGACTGTTGATTGGATGCAGGATAGAACACCTATTGAAATAAAAGAATCTGCTAGAGAAATATTGCACACAATAAAAGAATTGAGAAAAAATTGTCCAATAGGTTGTCAAATCGGATTAGAATGATATAATATATCTATGTTTGATCGTTTCCTACTTACGATTCAAGCATGTAACCACCGAATCCCCATCATGATAATTCGTTGTGATGGGGATTTTTTTATAATTTACATATTTAAACAAATTTGATATTTAATGATATTAGGATAGGAAATGGATATTCCGATGTTCTTTGATAATATAATGATTGGAGAATGTTATGCCATTAGATTTAATATCACTTGTGCAGTGGTTAAAATTCAACGAAAGAGAAACGGATGAATTTTTCTCTGCATGTATGAATAATAGAATCAAAACGAGTTCGAGGGTAACAAAAAGAAGTATAAACGAACTAATTGAATTGGATAGGGAATATTTAAAAAAAGCATATAATGCAAAAACGACAACAAAAATAGAAGAAATAAGGTCTGGTGTTAAGGTTGATTACGTTTCACAAAAATTTTATCTTAAATATATTGACTGGTATATTGTAAAGCCACTTGGAAAAAATGGATTGGATTCATATCGTGTTTTCTTTCCATTATATCTGCCAAACACAGAAGCACTTGAGCAAATAAAGAATTATCTTGTCGATTTCCGATGTCCGTGTTTTCCTTTTGATTATATTTCGCTGACAGATATGACAGATGGCAAGGAAACAATTATTTTTATCGGTGCGATGAATGAGGCCGAGCCGATGTGTAAAAGTCCATTGGGTCACAAATGGGAGTGGAATGTTTTTCGCGAGGATGTTAAAGAAATTTACCTTGCAAAATGCAGCCATTGTGGTATTGAGAGAGAAGCTGTAATTGGTGATAATCGAAATCACCAGTGGAATGAGAATCACGGATGGCGGTATCTGTCACCTGACAACATTCCATTTACAGACGGCAGCAAGGAAAAAGTCGAAATTTCTTACGAAGATGACGATGAATCATGTGATCTTTGTGATGCAGATGATTTCGACGAATATGATGACGATGACATCTAACACACAGCACAGAGGAAAACAATGAACGACAGCAAACAACTTATTACTCGTTACAACACACTGTTAAAAAAACAAAAGGATTCAGAGACAAGGCTTGTTGAGCTACGCACACAGTATAAGGTTGCAAAAGACGAGCTGGATGCGCTGACACAGCAATTAAAGCAAGACTTCAATGTGAACAGCATAGATGAGGCGAAAGACTTGCTTGAGCAATACAGACTTGATATTGAAATGGAGTTAGATTCGCTTGAGGAAAATGTGAATCAATTGGACGGGATCTGATGCTTGCGTTGCAATCAATCATATTCTGCCTACTTGCAAATGGGGTTGGTTATCAGACATATTCGGATGCCAATCACGATTGCTTTTTGGTTTGCAAAAATTTTTTCCAAGTCGAACGCATTTGCGTGGGGAACAGCAATGAATACTAACTACCTAAGAACAATACAGGTCAAGCAGCGTATTGCAGAATTGACGAATAAAGTGAGCAATGCGAGGTTTACTGTCGAACAATCTGAAGAAGTTATACGGACAACGACAGAAGAACTCGAAGCATTAACTCATCAAATAAACATATTGAGCAAGGCACAAAAAGTTGTTCAAGAAATGATTGCAAGTTATTCGCTTGAGCAAATCAAACGTCTTGAGGTTGTTGTTACTCGGTGTCTCAGAACAGTCTTTTATGATAAGGAATTGTCATTTGAAGTTGAGATTGTTGACAAACGCAATGTAAAGAATGTCTTTTTTTACATTACAGAGACGGTCGGCGACAAAACATATCGTTTCCCGTTAGATACTTCATCTGTTGCTGGCGGTATTCTCGTTGTCACGTCTTTTATTATACAGATTTATTTCATTACATTTTTTAAGTTGCCACAAATTGTTTTCTTGGATGAGGCGTTTTCTCAGGTTTCGGATCAATATATACCATTTTTGAATCAGCTTCTTTATGGACTTAAAGATGCCTATGGTCTTATTGTTGTTCTGATTACACATGATCCAAGATTTTCTGAACTTGCAGAACGAACTTATGAGGTGGCAAATGGCGTTTATAGTTTGGTAGAAAGCGATCTATGATTTTGTGGGGGCTGTTGTGCAAAGTCTGTCAGTAGTATGTGTGTCAACAAAAAATAATAATGTGTTTTCTGATTCTTTAAACTATGAGAATAACAACACAGATAGCGACGAACCTATTGAGCTTGACTTTTCATCTGTCAAGAAATTGGACTTTACACATGCGCTCATAAACAATGGTGTCGGCGAATACAAGCTGGAAGTCAAAAAGAAAGTGCCAGAATTTAATGAGGTAAAAAATGCGTGGACATTGAGCCATGTTTATTGGAGACATGACGATCCAGAACCGAATGGTTTTCAAAATCTAAAAGCGACGGTTGAACTTATGATTAGGTCGATGCGTTGCGCTTATAAGCAAAATATAAATATAAAGCATTGCCAGAGCGTTGAACTTTTGATTCCTGAGACGGAAAAAGAGGGTGATAATGTTAAAGCAAGGCTAATCAGCTTCGTTGTTGAAAAATTAAAGAACGGCAAATACAACGAAGATACATCTGCATATGTAACATTCTGCGATCTTAAATAGGAAACACACCATGTCAACTCTCAACAATTTTTTGAAAATAAAATCAGTAAAGCCAGAATTTATTGTTGTCGGAGATGCACACTTTTGTGACAAAGCTCCGAGTTGTCGCGTCGATAATTATTCTGAGACTTGCTTAAAAAAACTTGAATTTGTTTTAGATTATTGCGTTGACAATCAAATTCAAGTTGTCGTTATGGAAGGTGATTTCTTTCATAAGCAGCAAATACCTATTCCATATCTGACAAAGATAATACGAACGATCAATGAAAAGAAAACAGAATATAAGATAAAGAATAAAGCGGATTTAGTGATTGCAACAATAATTGGTAATCATGATTTGCCATTTGAAAATTATAAATTCATTGAAAAGTCACCGTTATATCTTATGTTTGAGGCTGGTGCGCTAACTCATTTTAGATTTATAGAAATAAAATCTGGTCGCACTTCAATAAATATAAGTGGCTTTGATTATGCAAAAGAAATAGAGAAATCGACAGCAGAAAATGAATGCTGTGTTGCACATTGCTTTTATGGTTTCGATTTTGTTAAGGCAATTCCTGATGAAGCTAAAGAAGCCGCAAGAGATCGCATAACAGAAGAACAGGCAGCAGAACTCGGATATAAAGTCTATTTCTTAGGCCATGACCATACTTATTATGGTGTGGCAGAAAAAGATGATTATACTGTTGTTCGATGCGGATCTCTTTTGAGAAATTCATCACACGTTCAACAAATCAATAGACTTCCATGCTTTCATCATGTTAAATATTATGATGGCAATTATGAATTTGAAAAAGTCATGGTTGCTGCGGAAGCGAGCGAATCTGTTTTTACAAAACAGTCATTAGAAAAGCCAAAAAAGCCAGAACTTGACGAAACAGTAAAACAGAAAATATCAGATATAATATTTCAGTTGTCAGCAGATATAAAAGAAGAAAATTCTGTGACTGAAATTCTTGACAATATAATTAAGGAAAAGAATATTGAAACAGAAGTTAGAGACGTTCTGTTAAGATATTTCTCAAGAGAAAATATTATATAATCTTGGAGTTGGCTATGCGCTTAGTTTTTAATCGTGACATTCTTTTGTCAGCACTTGAAAAAATTTGCAGCGTTGCTGGTGGAAAATCAACTTTTGCAATTCTTTCAAGTTTTTTGATTGAAGTAAAAGATGGTGTTTGCACTTTTACCGCAACGGATTTGACTGATATTGTACAGTTGGTAGTTGAGGCACAAGTCGATGACGATTGTGCTTTTCTGTTGAAAGCAAAAGAAACACTTGAAATTATAAAAGGATTGCCAAAAGGCGAAATAACTTTTGAACTCACTGAATCTGCAATAAAAATTTCAAGTGGTAAATTTAAGGCCAATATGAATATTGCTGATAGGTCGGAATTTCCTAACGTTGTTATCAGTGATGTTAAGGCAGGATTGAAGTTTAAAAGTTCTGAATTGAAGAATGCACTTAGCCAAGTCTCGCAATTTGTTTCAACAGATAATTCAAGACCAGAATTTTGCGGCGTGCATCTTGACCATAAATTTGAAAATAAAGAAGCTGTTGTCACAATGGTTTCAACCGATGGTCATAGGCTCGCAAAAGCAGAATTGTCAGCAGAAGATATGAATGGTCTGGATGCTAATTCAGATGGTTATATTCTTTCAACAAAAGCCGTGACGATGCTTTCTAAATTCTTTTCAGAAGAAGAAAGTGTTTTATTCTCATTGGAAAAGAAAAAATCAGAAGGCAACAAAGCAATATTTAAGGGTGACAAAATTACAGTTGTCAGTTCGTTGATTTCTGGAAGATTTCCTGATTTTTCTGCTGTAATTCCACAAACATTTAAGAGCTTTGTTGTTGATAAAAATTTGTTGATTGCAAGTCTTAAACGAAGTTCTTTATTTAATCCAAAGCAGCCATTGGTTCGGATTAAGTTGTCTGAGAACAATGTAAATATTTGCTCGTCTGGACAAATGGGAAGTATGTCAGATGATGTCGAATGCAAATATATAGGTGAAGAAATTATAATTGGTTTAAACGCCAAATATTTACAGGAATCATTATCAATTGTAGATGATTTGTTTGCCGTCGTCGGAGTTGTTGATCCTGATTCGCCGATTGTGGTCATGTCTGAGACTGATTTTGATGCAAAGAATTTTGGAACATTATCAGTTATCATGCCGATGATGATTTAGAAACGACATTCTATCTAATAAAAGGATGGCTAACTGGTCATCCTTTTATTTTATTATTATGGGGAATTGATATGATGCGAGACGCAAACCAACGAGGCTTTAGCCCGTGGTTTAGGCGAACAATAATAATTTGAAAAGAATTTCAAACTGTTCTATCTATATAATGTGTGGCTAGGTTGTCGAGAGCCGAAAAGATGTAAAGCCTAACGTCCGCCACACTCTCTTTTCAAGAGATAAATTAGGCTAGTATTCAAGGCTAAATACCATGTTCAAAGCATTCAAATATAGGCTCTATCCAACTGCACCTCAAGCAGAGAAAATCAACCAAAACATAGGTTGTGCTAGATTCGTCTATAACCAACTACTGGACGATAGAATCAAGGTCTATAAGGAAACAAAGCAAAAGTCTAAAAAGACTTACTATGACTTGAAGAAAGAACACACATTTCTTAAAAATGCTGATAGCCGAGCATTACTTCATGCCAGAGAAAACTTGGACGCCGCTTACGATAAGTTTTTTAAAGAGCCAAATACAGGGTTTCCAAAGTTCAAGTCAAAGCACAAATGCCGATGGAGTTACACCACAGACAATAACAATGATTCTGTTCGGTTTGACGGTCATAGACTGAAAATTCCGAAAATAGGGTACATCAATGTCGTTGAGCATAGACAGCATGAAGGACGCATTCTTTCAGCGACAATAAGCAAAGAAAGAAGTGGAGAGTACTATGCCTCTGTTTTATGTGAGATAGAACAGCCAAGATCATTACCTATTACAGATAGAGTTGTAGGTATTGATCTAGGATTGCATGATATTGTTGTTTGTTCAGATGGAACTAGAGTTGAAGCACCAAAGCATTTTCGTAATTCTGAACAGAAATTAGAAAAGAAACAAAGAGAATTTGCTAGAACTCAGAAAGGAGGTAAGGGATATGAGAAAGCTAGAATTAAAGTAGCTAAGTGCTATCAGAAAATAAAGAACCAGAGAAATGATTTTCTTCAAAAGTTGTCCACCAAACTTATAAAAGAAAACCAAATTATTTGTTTGGAAGACCTATTTGTCAAAGGTATGGAACAAAACAAGAAACTAGCTAAATCAGTTACAGATGCTAGTTTTGCTAAATTTGTTTCTATGCTTGAGTACAAGGCAGAATGGTATGGACGTAAAATAATCAAGATAGACCGTTTTTATCCCAGTACACAGCTTTGTAATGGTTGTGGATGTAAGAACGTGTCTGTTAAAGGCTTACGAGGCTTAAAGTTTCGTGAATGGACTTGTCCTGAATGTGGTGAAGTACATGATCGTGACTTAAATGCCGCAATGAACATCCTCAAAGAAGGGTTAAGGGATTTGAACCTACGGAACGTGGGGGATAGCGAGCTTACTGTGTGTCACACTAACAGGTTTTCTATTAGTGGAGATACGCTTGCACTCGAAGCCTACCGCATTTAATGCGCTATGCGAAAGCACACGCGAGGCGGTGGGTAGTTCACATGATTAAGAAAACAAGAAAAGTAGAGAATAAGAAAAGAATTAGCAAACGTTTTGAATCACAGTGGGTAGTTCATATGATTAAGAAAACAAGAAAAGTAGAGAATAAGAAAAGAATTAGCAAACGTTTTGAATCACAGCGTCCAGTTCGCAATATTGAAGAAGTTCTTGCTGATATGGATGAAACAGCACGCGGTATTATGCGTTATGGCGTAGAAAACGCAGGTATTGCAGATTTAATGGGTGCGGCAGAACAAAATCTTGATGCTGATTATTGGAAAGCTGACAAAGAAGGTGATGAGGAAACAAAAAAAGCCATCGAAGATGAGATGGAACGCATGGAAAACGAAGCTACTGAATGTTGCGGAAAAATTATTGATGCCATTGACTCTGTATGGCCTGTTTCTGAATTAACACCTGCTCAAAAGCAGCGACTTGGCTGGGAACTTGATGATTTAAAAGCCTATGATACGCGTGCGATGGAAGATCCAAATACGTTTGTAAAACTCATTGTTGCTGAATATGCATTAAGTGAAGACAACGGTCTTCTTGAAGCACTTGAATTTGCTTGTCAGAATGCACTTGATGAGACAGAAGAAATTGATATGGATGAGTCCGTGCAGCGTCGTCGCCGCAATCTACGTCGTGTGATTGAGAGCCGCCGCGCTCGCGCTAAAAAAGAAAGTAAACGTCGTGTATCAAAATGTCGTAAATTTGAAAACGCTCTTTATAATGAATTAGAACTCATTGAGGGCACTTATGTTCTTATGCAAGATGTAGATCGTTATGATGATGTTGATTATGACACAAGACGAGAAGCTGTTGCTGCGATGATTGAAGCACAAGATGATGGCGAAGAAGATATGTGGGTTGGATGTGTTGAACGAATAAATGGTAGATTGGAAATTATGTTTGTAGAAGGTGAATCAGCATAATTAATTTCCAAAAATACTAGCAACATGCTTAAAATCGAAAGCTAGTTCTAGTTGATCATATTCTTTGTATGGTCGCAGAACTAGCTTTTTTGTTGTCGGGCTGTCTTCAAAAAATACGATACTCACACACATTTCTATGAATTGTTCGATTGTTAAATTCTCATTATATTCAGAAACAATTCTGATTGTTTCATTCTGTGATTCCAAATAATCAGAAAATTTTTTTAGAATTGTGCGTACTGAATTTATATCGTTTGATGTTGTAATTACCAAAGGACAACCGCCCATTAGATTATAAACAAAAGATGTTTTTTCTTTTGCCATCATCTTTTGCATATTGCGTGTGGCTTTTTCTAAAGCGTTTATGCTTTTTAGCAATTTTGAATCAATTTCTTTTTTGTCGTTTTTTGCCATGGCTTCACCAAAATAACGTTCGCACATTTCTATCTATAAGAATATTGTTTTGTTTTCTTTTCTTTTAACGAATGGGGAAGTTTTATGAAAAAAAATATATATCGTGAATCTACGATTTACGAAAACTTTGTCTATCCCCGATATGTTTCAGAATTGGATGGATTTAAATTTAAGCCGATTTATAAACCTTATGATTTTGATGTCGATTATGCAGAATCATTTTTAGCTCATCATCGTGAAGATGAACTCTGGTATCAAAAAGACAAATTAGCACAAATGATTGTAGCTGACAATGATCTTGCGATAAAAGATGCAGATGACAAGTTGGTTTATATAGCCGATTGTGAAACATATATTCCGACAGCCGAAGATACAGACAATGTTTATTATCTAAATGAATTATTGGATGATGAGGCTTGTTGGATTCACAGGGCTTGTGGCACTTGGATAGGCAATACAAACAGAAATGAACGTATTACCGAAATGAAATCTACTGATGTTAATGAATCATGGCATTCAGAAACAATCGTAGATAGTGAAGAATATACAGTATCTTTGAAACGTATTTGGGGCTTTGAGCCAGACAAAGCAGAATCATCATCTGATATTTCAAAAGGAATCATTGACGGATTCTCAAAGAAATATTATTCAGTCTTGGTAAAAAAAGACGGCGAAAAAGATGTTTACATTCCGACTGTCAATGGCACGCCGTTGACAGACACGCAGATAGCAAATATTATTTCGACAAGTGGAACAGGTGAAACTAGAGAAGGTTATCCAACCAATGATGGAAATCTTTTGGTTTCTGATTAATTATCATTTTTAGGAGTTAAAATTATGGCTGACAGAACATTACTTTTTAAAACAGATGCAGGAAAAGAACTGAATGCCGCACAGGTTTTAGAACCACGCGTAAAACAGGCAGAAGCTCTCGGTGCAAAAACAGTTGACCAGCTACCTTTAGATCGCGTTCTCGCTCGCGATAAAGATGGCAACTTAGTTGCTTGCCCTATTCTCACCGACATGCTTAATACAGACTTTGTAACCGTTCTTCGTCACGACATGGACGGTAAAGAGGGTGATGGCATGTTCGTTACTTTCGCAACTACTTCAAATGCAGAAAATGGCGGTATTGACCCAGAAAAGAGCCTGCTCGTTTCTATGAGCGATCTTATTGTCGCCGTCGAAGTTCCCGCTGAGATTACAGCCGATGTTACATCCGAAACACTGACTGGCGATCCTCTTTGCAAATATTTTGGTAAACCAATTCGTCTTGATGGCTCTGACGTTCAAGAAGCACAGTGGAAACTTATTTCAGAACGTACCGTTCGTCTTCACAAAAACAATGGTCAGTCTGTTGGTGGCAAATGGGAACTCGATCTCGAAACAATTGCGACACGCAATCCAGAAGTTCTCCATCTCGAAGCCTCTGCTGAAAGTGAATATCTTAGCATTGCATTAGACCCATCCAAATTACAGACAATCCCTGTTATCTTTACACCCGAAGATGGTCAGGATCAGTTCAAACTTTTGCTCTTTATTGAGCCGTTTGATCAGCGTCCAGCACAGAAACAGATGAAAATTAGCAATTCGACAGCCGAACCCGCCGAAGCTATGTTCCTTCGTCCTTGGATTATCGTTGGTACTGATCTGACAAAAGCTAACATGACAGGTGCTAAAGGCGAGGGTGGATGTCTAAAAGTTGCTGGTTTAACAGATTGTGTGAAAGCTGTTGATGCAGAGGATGGTTCTACTGTAAGTGTTACCGTTACGGTTGTCCCCGATGCCGTTGGCTTTAATACCACTGGTGAACTCGATGCAGTCAAACTTCCATCTGTTCCCGCCGAAAAAGCAGATTCACAGCTTCAGAACCTCGTCGAGAATGGTCTGTTCACTGTGAAAGCAATTGTCAGTGCAGAGGGTTATGAGACTCAGGAAATCGAACTCGGTGTCTGTATCAATTGTGAAGACCAGCGCGGCAAACACTTTGCAATTGAAGGCGTTGACGCACTTGAACTCGCCGCTGTCGTTGCCAATGCACCTGCCGAAGCTGGCGAACTTGTTGCCACTACACGTCACAATGAGGACGACAAATTAAAGGCTGATGATCTTGCGTCTGTCGTGTCTGCTGGGATCACTGGTAAAGATGGCGATGATGATGTTGCATTAACAATTACACTGGTTGATGAACTTGGTGCTGCTGATGACGGTGGCGACCCAACACCAGTAGCTCTTAATCCTTTGTTTGTCGTTAGCGGAGAACTTGAGCCTACTGGCCATGTTCTTGTTAAATGTACACCGACATCTGATGATTATGTTGAATGCACAATCAAAGTTCCTGTCGCAATCACAGACAAACGTTTGTCTGATGGTGCAGAGAAATGGACGCTTGATTGGGATGCGCCATCACTCGAAATCGTTCTTGCAGAAGAAGGCAAGAAACTTTCTGCTGTCGTCGTTAAAGCTGTCGCAGGTGTGCCAGAAGATTCATCTGATCCAAATTCCGCTGTCGTTGCGCCAGAGGGTTGCTGCCCAGTGACACTTGACGAACTCGAAACAATCACAAATCAGTGGGGTGAAACAGAAACAGTTAAGGCTGTTGTTGTCGGTGTTGTCGATAGCAAACATCCACTTTCACCTGAGACTTGCGATGTCGTTTCCGTCCCAGAAGGTGCTGACACTGCAAGCGATGGCAATGGTTGCTTGATCAATGTCAGTATTCTTACTGTATCAGGTCGCGTTATTGTCAAGAAAGTTCATGCAGATGTTGTCGATAATCGAGCCGAATAATCTTTGATTATTCTGAAACTGTCCCACTATCTATAAACGGTAGTGGGATTTTTTTTCACTCGGAGATTGTTATGCTATTTCAGTGTCAAGGAATTAAAAAGAACGGTAAAAAATGCAAATCATCTATACTGTATAAGTGTAAATATTGCGGATTTATCGGCTGTCGTGTAAGTGGATGTTCAAATCAGCAGTTCAAAGGTCATACCTGCGTTGTTTGTGGAAAGACAAATACACCGCTTACTAAATATAATCCGCCGTCTAAATAGCTATTCTTTTTGTGTTTGTTTGTAGTGTCTGATGTTTCGATTTAAACATAATTCTAAATTTGTTGTTAGAAGATCAAATAATATTGCTTGTGTTCAATGCAAAAATTGCAAAGGTTGTGTAGGCTGTTATAAATGCAAAAATAGTACTTGCTGCGTATCTTGTTCAAAATCATCAAATTTGAAAGATTCCAAAAAATGCACAAACTGCCATGATTCAAAAGTATTAGTATCATGTAGAAATTGTTATTTCTGTGAACTTTGCACAAATTGTGTGTATTGTTATCATTGCAAATTTTGTAAACACGCATTGGCAAGTACTTTGTGTGTAAGTTGCATTTCTATCTATCATTGCCGCTTGTGCGATGACATTAGCAACCAGCAAATGATTATTTGTGATGATTAATTTTTTTGTTGACTTGTTTTTGTATTTTGTATATCTAATGTATTCGTCTGGTTGATTCAGACAATCTTTGACAATAGAATAAACCTCCTTTTTAGAACTTTGTCAATTTTGTGTGAATAATCGTGATGATTATGATCATACCGTTTGGGTAGGTAGCGAAGTGGCTAAACGCGGCGGGCTGTAAACCCGCTCCCCTACGGGTTCGGTGGTTCAAATCCATCCCTACCCATTGTTGGAAATTAGTTTAACTGATAAAACAACCGACCTTTGTTGGGGTCGTTAGATGAAAGTTTGAATCTTTCATTTCCAGTTAATCTTATTGTGGTTGGGTTAGAAGCAAACATCCTTAATGAGTGTGGCAATCGCCAATAGCATATCCTGATTCTATATCTTCCAAGATGTAGAACGCATTAAAGCTACACCGCCCTCTAATGTTTAGCTAGCATTATGGCAAATCAGCTAAAGTAAAATTTAGCGAAAGAGTGAATAGGCGGATCAGGCTATATATCAAATTGATAGAGTGAAGTGTAATGGTATATAGGTGAGTCGGTCACTCCGAGGATAGCAGGTAATCACCCCGTAAATGGTAAGGATTACACTCCACTTTGGCGTAACAGCACACAATGAGATTTTAAAGTCCCGTTAAAATCGGGCAATGTTGGCGAGGCTAACCAACACAGAGGTTTTAGGTGCATGTCCTGTTGCTGAAAAAGAGCAGCTATCTAAAAACACCTGAGTCTTTAGAAATTTTCAAAGTTCTTTGAAAATTGAATAAAGTATTAGTAATATGGTTATGAACTCTGTGTCGGGCTAGTAGCCTCGGCTATGATGCTATCTTGATTCGTAGTATCTAATCATATTATTATTCAATAAATCATTGCTACGAAGAGCAAGTTGTGAGAGTAAAGAATGGAGTTACTTAGTAAGTGCGCATAATTAAGTAACAAAAGGATTAGGGTAGCAAACGTAGAGCCTGGAAAAGCCCTAACGTATGGTATTGGGAATGATTTATTGCTTAGTCAAATTTCGTGAAGGAGCAATACTGATAAGTTAAGTACCGTAGGAACTACGGGAACTAATGTCTGTGGAGGGTATGGACGCTACGCCGCAAAGCGGCAATGCTGAGTATTCGTTGAAGCAGAAAGGAATATCCGTGAGGATTCCATAGAATCCAACGGACTAAAGTACGTTGGTAGTTCAATATCATGTACCTAGGAATTTGGCTTTTGCACCAATAGCACAGTTGGAAGTGCAACGGTCTTCTAAGCCGTGGGTCGCAAGTTCGAGTCTTGCTTGGTGTACTACCCATCTTCACCTATTAATTTAGGTCTGTAAAGCATACGGATGAGATACTAGTTAATCATTCTATAAGGTGCAAAAAGAGGGGAAGTAGGAATGCAGTGACCTACTGTTTAGCGGTGTAGCAGAAAGGTTCATGCGGTGGCCTTATAAGCCATGTCATTATGTGGGTTCGACCCCCACCACCGCTATTGCCGTTGGGATACGACATGTTCGAGTTTTCGAGGACTAAATAACCCCGATAGCCTGTGTCGTTAAACAGGCATTAAGCCGTGAAAGTTCAGTTGGTCGTAACGGGTCAAGATTCTTCGGTTAAACAATTTAGTGAAGTTATACCTAAAGATACGGAGATGTGATGCAGACTTTGGGTTCGATTCCCAAACACGGCATAGGGCGTGTAGTTTAATATGGTAAAACAACTCTCGCGAGGAATATAGAAATATATTCGGAGAAATAGGTTCGAGTCCTGTCACGTCCATTAAGTCATACAAGTTTAGTAGGGTAAACGCCCGCAGTAAGGATTGATCACCTCTGTTGGGAGATTCAGGTTCGAGTCCTGAGTATGACATTTCCCTATGTCTGGTAGGGAAACGTTGCGTGGAAGGGGAGCATCGTGAACACTCCCTTCAAGCAATCGAATTATTTATAGTTGATAGAAAACCCATGGGCTTTAGTCCGTGGGATGAAAAAGATAAAAATAAAAATCTTTTTGGTTGATTCAATATCTTATTTAGTGTAAATAAGATTCAGAATTAAACGATAACCAAGTTTAATTCTTATTTAAATTTAACTTAACATAGTTTAGGTTAAAAAAGTACCGTAGGAACTACGGGAACTTAGGTCTGTGGAGGGTATGGACGCTATGCCGAAAAGAGGCATAGCTGAGTATTCGTTGAATCAGAAAGGAAGATTCGTGAGGACTCCGAAGAATCCAACGGTCTTTAGTCCGTTGGTAGTTCAAAGTACTGAGATCTCCTATAAGTAATTGCGGATTGTAATAAGTAACTAAGACCAGACAACTTAGTTACTTTTGCCAGTGTGGTGGAATTGGTAGTCACAGCGGACTTTTGGTTATTTGAGCCATACAATAGGAAACTTTGTATGGGATGTGGGCTAATTCGGTGAAAGTCTTAGCAAGTAAAGTTGAAGATAACGCCGAGCTAAATCAGAATTTAATATTCTGTAAACGTGTAGAGAACATACACCCACAACCTAAACACTTAATAGTGCATGGTTAAGACATGTTCCAGACTACAACCCTTATAATAAGGGGCTATGGAAACTTAGAGTAGTAAGAAAATCCGCTTCTCTTTAATGAGAGTATGAGTTCGAGTCTCATCACTGGTATTGGAGAGAACAAACAGAATTAAACTCTGCTTGTTACAAACAGAGTATGATCGGCTTGCCGACCCCAGCTCTGTCTCTCCATTTCGTGTGCTGATAAAGTTTGGTGCTTTAGCTAAGTACTTAGTGTCAATGTGATTTGCAATTAACATTGATAGCAGGTTCGATTCCTGCCAGCACGATAATGGCGAAACTGCATGTGCGGGTGATTTGCTTTTGAGCATAAAACACATGTGCGGCTTTGCCATTTGCTTTTGAACAATTTTGTCTTTTGAGACGAAAAGAAAAGCCTAGCGCTCGTGCTAGGCTTTTTGTTATTTCTTGAGTGCCGCTTCGAGTTGCGGATTATCATATTTAATCCATCCAATAAGTTCAAGTTCGCTCGTAAGCAGGCCACCTTTTATTGTATCTGTGATGGATTGTACATAATATCCGACGGATGATTTGTGTGAATCAGTCCAGCTAGATAGTGATGCAGGAACACCAATGTTTGAGTTGAAATGATTTCCGTCACTTGTGCTTGAATTTTCCCAATTACCAGCAAGTGAAACGTTGCTATTGTATTTGAGTTTAACCCTGTCAAGTTCATCCTGATATTCTTTAGACGCAACAATAGCCTGCCATTTTTGTTTTTCAGTTGCTGAAATATCTGAGATTTGGTCTGGATTTGTGTTTGTGCCTTTAGCTTTTGCAGCGCGTTCTGAATTTGGTGTGCTTTTATCACCGTGTTTGTTCCACCAAGCATTGTAGGCTTCGACGTTTACGTTGACTTTCTCGTTTGGGGTATTCACGTCCCAGATTTGAAGATCGGTTTCGGATTTGTTGATGTTTGATTCGGTTTTAGATTGCTTTGCGCCACCAGGTATCAGATATTCAAATTTAACAATCTGGCACAACCCTATATATGGCCAATTTATCAACGTTGCCGACCCCTGATAGTTTGTGATATGTAACTTTCTCGTTATCATTTGAGCTTCTTGTTTTGCATCATCCTCAGTATGTGCATAAAGTGGAATTTTACGTTTTATTACTTTCGCGTTCTGGTCTTGTTTATCTTTATCTTTTGGAACTTTAGGAAATTCAAGTGTATGCTCTTTTTTGTTCTCGTCATACCATATAAATGTGAAGTAAAACTGTGAAATAAAAGATCGAGAATCAAAGTTGATAGACATTGATTGCACAATGCTATTTTTGAATCCGTATTTGAGAACGAGCGCTCCATTGTCTTCGGACATGTATTCCTGCATGTTTAATGATTCAATGGTTTCTTTGTTTCCCATATCTTCTGCTGTGTCTTGCTGCGCTTTGTAGTTCCCGAATGCTTCGGCTTTTCCATCTTCAAGTAGATGGATTGCATCTTTTCTTGTCATAGGAACAGGCATAAAGAAAACAGAACCATCTAATTGATAAACAAGTTGATAAGGTGATGCCGCAAATTCTTCATTTTTGCATTTTGCGATAGAACAAAGTTTTCTATTTATAAAATCAACAACATTTGAATAGTCTTTTGTTGGGAATTTTTGTGTTTTTGTTAGTTCTTCTGTTGTAACAACTATTCCTTGCCAGTGTTCTTTTTCCAATAAATTTTTAACAAGACCTGACACAGTATTGAATTTGTTTTTGTTGTCGTTGTCTTTTCCTAAAATATATACAGTTTCTTTAACGTCGTTTCCATCTTTATCCCTTGCTTCTGGGAAATCATCAAACCATTGTGGTGGGACTGGACTCATCTTTAAAGACCATTCGACGCCAGCGTTTGTTATGTTTTCTGTTGCTTCATTTATAAAGCAGTGCATTTTGAATGGTGGTGGTTGTTTTCCGCCGCCGCCTTTTGAAATACCATAAGTTACGAGGCAGTGAACTTTCTGATTTTTTACAGATTCCATTATGAGATTTTCAAATTGAACAAAAGTAGGATCAAATATAGTCAGATTGCATTCAGTAGCACCACCAGACGCTTGCCAGAATCCCTTATGACTGTTTACCTGTTTAGGTACTTGTCGCTTGCATGTGAATGATTTTATATAGCTGTTGAATCCACTGTCATGCAAAGCATGATGCTTTATACCTTGTTCACTATATTCTTTATCATTTAAAGGAATATTTGTTATTTGGACTTCACCAATACTGACATTTATATATGCGAAATTGGTTACATTTGTATTACCGCCCGTGCCTACTTTTCCATCTTCTAATGGATTCTTTTTTGGTTCTTCTGCCATTGCTTTTCTCTGAAAAAAAGAAGCCAACTATTTAGCTGGCTTCTGTATCTTTGCTAATAAGATTTTTTTGATTTCTGATCATAATTAGAAAAAAATTCATTTTCACGATTTCGATTTTTCTTTTGTTTTTTTTGTTTGGCATCAGATCTTGTAGATTCCCTGATATCATCTAAATCATAATTATCCAGATAGCAATCGTGACCTTTGATTTTGAATTTTGACATAAAAATAAGATCCTTTAAATTTATCGCCGTCGTCGAGGCGGTTTAGGTTTGTGGTTCGCGCTGCTTTGCTTGCTGCGTTCTTTTAACGCAGCTTCTCGTGCATCTGCCTCATCTTTTTTGCGCTTACCAAGTTTATCATAAAAGGCATCTAACTCAAATGGGAATAATTCGTCTGTGTCAGCCAGAGACGTGTGTGCATAATAAGCCAACTCAAATTGTTTCTGCTGGATTGCGTCCAAGTACGCCCTTCGATACTCTAATCCCTGCGGGGAGTTCATGTGGCTTCCGAAAAAATTGTTCTGTTGGCGTTAAAATAGAAGTGTGTTCAGTTCTGCAATGAGGGCATTTCACAATTTGTTTATTGTCAATTCCAAACTCAATGCTTTGGTCAATTAATTGTAGATAGCCATAGTCATCTGGTGAGCATCCCAACACAAATTCTATTTTAGATTCAAGTGATGGGATGATATTATCAATGCGTTTAATCATGCAAGCAAAGTAATAGAATAATAATTCTGAATTTTCATCTATTTCAGCAAATCTTTTTTTACGCTTTTCAACGAGATCTTGTGCATCTCTTAATTCATTTGGAAGCACGACACCGACGGCGACACGTTTTCCTGAGTCTGGTAGAATAATTGGTATTGGGTATTCATCCAAATCTAAGTAAGTGCATTCGATATTGTTTAAATCCCATGTGACATCAAATTGTTTGTGACAAGAACTACATTCTCGTTTTGTTACATATTGAGAACCGAGTGTGATTGCTCTGATTCGTGTAAACAAAGCAGTGCGGTCTTCGACATGCAAATCTTTGCAGTCCATGTTAAATTCACCGACAATGCAATTCTTTATTAATGTGTTAATGGCAGATGCAGAATTACTACCGAACAGACCTTTCATGTCTTTTGTTTTAAATGGACAAACAACCAATGATTCTGGTACATGATATTCTGGTGGATATATGATACCTCTGGATGGCAGGAATACTTCTTCATTTAACACTGTTTTGTTTTCTGGCATTGCAATTACCTCAAGATTATATTGTTTGTTGAAAAATCTATCTAACTATTAGATAGTATTTTATTCATTTTATATGCTTGAAAATAAACAAGTCAAGGAAAATATCATGGCAAAAAGTAATGAAGAATCTTTTAATAGTTTTGTAGCAGATCATCTTAGTTCTATTGATGATGACAAGCTTGCTAGAATAGCTGATGCGGTTGCTAGGTTTACAAGCAATTATAATAATTATGTAAAAACACAGCAGCAGGCAGAAAAAAAGAATGAAGTAGTAAAAGAAATAAAAGCAAGCGAAAAGAATAGAAAAGCTGATGCTGTAAAAAATGAAAATTATTTGAAGCGAATGGCTGAAAATTCAAATGTTCAGTCAAAGACGCTAACGAAAATATTAGAAGAATCTTTGGATTCAAAGTCCGCTCAAGAAACTTTACAAAAAATCCAAGAAAGTGCTTTGTCTTCAAACAAGGCAATGAATCAGGATATTATAAAAGGTCTTAGTGAACTTGCTGCGTCGTCTGCCGAAAATGCAAAGACATCTGACAAGTTATATAGCTTGACAGAGGATATGCAAAAAGAAAATGCTCAAGCCAGACTTCAAAGCCTGTTGAAAGATACAAAGAGATTTAGGCTTGAAAGTAATTATTGGAAAAGTCTAACTGGCAATATCAAAAAATTATCATCTGAATTTCATGATTTCAAAAACAATCCAAGTGCTTGGATGGCAGAAGCAATGGGCGATATGCTAGGAAAAGCGTTGGATAAGTCTATTGATGGCGTAAAAGAGACATTAAGTGCTGGTCTTAAATCAATAACAGATGGCCTTAGTGGTTTAAAAAATAGCATTTTTGATATGATGGCAGACCAGAAAAAACGTGCGGAAGGTCTGGCTCAAGAATTTAATAGAAGCTATTTGGAAGCGTCTGGTGCTTTGGGAAAATCAAATTTAGCTGTTTCAAGATTAGCACAAACTGGTGAACTTGATATATCGAGAACATCTAAAAACGTTGATACTATTACGTCAAAATTATTGAGGCGTTTTGGTGATGACTTAGCAGGGATGGAGCAAGACGTATATGAAAAGCATTTTAAAGCATATGCGCAGCTAATAAATGCAGGTGCTGCTGATAAGATTGATGAAATAGAAGAAATTGCTGGTGGTAATGAAAAGCTGATGGAGGAGATGATAAAAACAGAAACTCAGCTTGCGGGCATAAGAAGCAGACAAGATCTAAGAATACAAAAAGGAATGGATGCTGCGATAATGACAGCAGAAGAAGCTCATAAACTTGGGATGACTTATGAGCAATCCATTAGGGCTAATGAAAAGAATCAGATTTTTGTTGCTAAAGTATTGTCTTCAAATAAGGAATTGGGTGTTGAGGAAATAAAAGCATTTACAGCATTACAAAAAACATTGATGTCGCAGGATTTTGTGACGAATATTTTGGATGATAAGAATGTAAATCTTAGTCAGCTTATTGGTCTTGATGCAAATCAGGTTAAAAAGATTTTGTCCAGTGGTTCTGATAAAGACCGTTTGGACTTTATGAATAGAGTTGTTCAGAGCGGTGCATATAACGAAATCCCAGCGTTAAAGCGTATGATGGAAGATTTGGGATTTGATGCACAATCTTTGAATGTATTGTCGAAACAAGGTGGATTAAAAATAGATGATGATTCTATAAAGAAGATAACAGATGCACAAAATAAAGATTTTTCAGAAATAAACGATGTCTTGCTTAGTTCTGGATCTAAAATAAATGAAGAAATTAGAACAAGGATTTCTATATTAAGCGCAGAAGGGATAAGAAATAAAGATAAATCTTTTACAAAAGCAGGTGAAATTCAACTTGAGGCTTTAAAGGAATTTAATACTTTAGAAAAAATAATAAGAGAAGAAAGCCTTGAAACTAAAGAACAAAAACAAAATGCTAAAGAACTATATAATTTGATAAAAGATTATTCTGATGGAAATCAAGAAGCAATAGAAAAGTTTAGTAATTTATCTGATAGTGATAAAGAACTTGCTGAGAAAATATTGATTGCCTCAGACAAATCAGAAAAATTAGTTAAAGATCAGATTCAAATTTCGGAAACGTTATCAGATGCTCAAGATTTAGGATTAGACAAAGCATTGTCAGGCGGTGGACTGTCTGGTTTGTTTAGTGGATTGTTAGATGTAGGCTTAAAATCAGCATATTCGCCAGAATATCAAGAAAAGCTGTCATCTTTTATGGATAATATAAAGAAATCAATAGAGCCTGCCGTTAATGTATTTAAAGAATTATTGATAGATCCGATAATAGATTCATTAAAAAATAATATAGGAATGTTATTAGGTGATATTCTTGTAGGCGTCAAAGGTATTTGGCGAAACATGACAAAATCAGAATATTCTGATGAAGAAAAAATATTGGATAAATATAGATTTGTTAGAGAAGGTTTTGGAGATATTTCAACAGATAGAAAGAAGATTGCATCAGGCGCTAGTGGCTTTTCAGATGAATATAAAAATGCAATTAAAAATATTGATAAAATGTCTTTGAGTGACATTAGTAATTTAAAAGGTGTATCAGAGAAAGAAAGAGCAAAATTACAAATACATAAGGCCACTAACAGTGAAGTGATGAATACAGGTGGAAAAGTTGTAGGAATTGATGAAATAACAAAACTAGATTACATGGATAATAATACTCAAAGACAAATACAAAATCTTTTGAAGAAAAGCGATATAACATTAGTACAAAATTCAAAAGGTAAATATACAGATACAGTTGGCAATGCTTCTTTGAATGATTTAGTTACGTTAATAAATGAATCAGATGATTCAACAGGAAGAACAGCTTCTAAATTTTTAGGTCTTGATCCTGATGTCAATGAGTCTGAAATTTTTAAACTAATGGAAGCTTTGTATAAAAAAGGTTTTGGCAATCAAGTTGGTAATTTCTATGATTTATTTGGTGTTGACAAATCTTTTGTTTGGAATCCTAAAGACATGTTAGTTTTAGGAAGTTATTTCTTATTAAAGAAGAATCTTGATATTGGTGCAAGAAGATATCCAAATAATTATAATCTATTTAATTATGAGCTGTTTGATCATAACAAAGAAAGTAATTCTCATATTCTTATAAATAATAAGCCTGTTGAATATGCAAATGGTGGTATTGTTGCGGCGACAGCGGGTGGTAAGCAAGTTACGGTTGGCGAGGCAGGTCACGATGAAATTATTTTGCCGACAGACCCAGCAAAGCAGGCACGCGCACAGTACTTGTTGCAACAAGCACAAGAAAAATATGGTCTGTATGCAAACAACCCAGACGAAGCTTCTGCAAAGTTAAAAGAGCAAATGTCTGAGTTGCTATTTGATTTGCGTATTCTAATGATTCAACTTGATCCAATGCGTGACATAACAGCCATGCGAAGTGTCATGTCTGCGTTCGGTCTGTTAAAGAATGCAAGTGTCATTGCGAATCCTGATGCTGCCACTGATGCGAATCAGCCAGAAGAATTAATTGGTGAGGGCTTACCGAAATTAGGCGAACCAATAAAAGACGCAGCAAATCTTGGTTCTATTCGTGCTGCAATTATAAATGAGGCAAAGAAATATACGGGTACACCGTATGCTTTAGCGCCCGCAGGTCTGGTTTGCAATCAGTTGGTCAATGCGGCTTATGCGGGGGTTCTTGGTAAAAAGAACTATGCGGAGATGTTAAGAACGCTGGGATATGCACATGATGAAATGCACACAATTTCTGGGTTTATTCCAGAGATAAGAAAAGGGTCTTCGGATAAGGTGCTGTTGGCAAGTTCAGTTGAGTATTCATCGCTGTCAAGCCTAGCGAAACCTGGTGACTTGGTTTTCTCATCGAATACAGGAAAAACGCCAAACGGTTTAAATCCAGACAATCATGGCCATGTTAATCTATTCATTGATAAAGACAGCAAAATTGATTCAACCTCAATGAAAATAAACGGTAAAGATGGCGTCGGCGTTCACAAGCCATATAAAGGCAAACATATGCTTATGAATCTTTTAGACAACATGCCTGAATCTTGGTATGTTGAAAAAGGTCTTTTGAAACCTGATTCGTCTAGCGAGCGAAATATAATTGGTTTAAACGCTGATGGTACGCCTATATATGCTAACAATGCAAATATGTCATCATACGATCCAGCATTGCAGTCAACGCCAAATGCAAGTTATGTAAGCGATCAAGTCAACAGAGCAGATCAAGCTAAAATTGAAAAGGAACGCCGCAACGCAGAAAAGCAAAATAGAACAGCAGTTGAGCAAATAAGAGAGGTTATAAATAATCTTGGAATAAAGATGACACACATGGATATGCAAAGACAAATGAGTGTTAGTGTTCCGCCTGACAAGACATTCTGTACAAGTGGAATGAGTTCAAGTTCTGGTATGTGTTATAGCATCGGATAACTTAATTAAGGGAAATATACAATGCGAATAATCGACTATGACAATGCAATGGAAGCTCGCTGGAGGGCTTATTATAAAAATTCTTACTTCGTTAATTCAGAAGAACACGCGCTTAATGAAGTAAGAAATCGAATTATTCAGGAAAATCCATCATTTGATCAAACAACTCAGTCTATATTTCCTGTTCTGACAATACGCAGAATTGGAATACCTGAGATGCTTGAGGATATGAATTTGCCAGCCGCAATAGATGGTCTTCGCTTCGGAAAACAAGAATGTCGTGTGCCATTCATTAAATTTAAATTGCGTTATCAGGTAGATTTATATGCAACGTCAAGACAGAACTTTGACGAAATGGCTGTCGAAATACAAGAAAATCTCACGAGATTTCAGTTTATGTGTATCATAACGAATGATCCTGTTTGGGGTGCGATGGATATTACAATAGATAAGGAAGGTGTCGAAGACAATAGTGATATAGACAGCAGAGAGGAATCAGTTAATATTTATCGTGCATCTTTTACATATACAATAGATGCTATTATATCTCGTAAATTTAGACATCTTAGTGTTAAAAAATTTGTCATAGAACTCGATGACACAACACAAGATACTGGTGTCAGTGATGGTACAATAGTAGATGGATACCAAGCTACTCAAAACAATATACCCGTTCCAAGTAATCTGCCACAAATGGAAAATGCAAGTCTTGTTTATGATGAGGAAACAAAAACATATAAAGAAGTTTCATCTGAATATACAGACAAGCCATTAACATATTCAGCTTATGGTCGTGCAGAAAAAGATTATTAAAAAACAAAAAAATCTATTTCGCGCATTTCTATCTAAACAAATAAGACTGTTTATAACTAACGAACGTTAGAATCTTTAGTCTTTTATAATTATTTAGGAGTTAAACATGGCATACGTTATTTCTGTCAGACAGACCACACAAGTTCAGGTTGTTGAAAACGGCGAAACAAAAGCAATGACACTTTTACCGAACAAAAGATATGTAATCAACAATCCAAAAAGCAAACAGATTTTAGACATGAAAAAAGTTTCAATCATTAAGATGCGTCCAGCTTCTTCGAGAGATGAAAGCTGTTGCGAGAATATTGACATTAAATAATTATCTTAAAGACTAGGATTCGTTATTCTTAATCAATAAATATATTATATTTAGGGGTAATTATCATGGCAATATATGAGCGAACACAAAGAGAATCAGCCCATGTCTTTTCTAGGGTGGTTGATAAATCGAAAGTCCCGTCTGCACTCAATTGGGCAGCGCTTGGATGCGTCACAGCCTCTAAGGGTGAGCTGAATAAAGTCTATCAAATTAACACAACAGACTTGCTTGCTTCCACTTTCGGTGAGCCTACAACAGATCATATTGCACTTGTTTGCGCCGATAAAATCATCGCAGAAGATAACACCATGTTTATCATCCGCGTCGCCCACGAAAATTCACTTCGTGGCGCACAAGTCATCGTTTCAACTGATGATATTTATGGTGACAAAAAAGGCGAACTTATGGCTATTGGTATTGTTGATGGCAATGTAACGCCTGCTGATGATAGCAATGCGAAACAAGATTTAGTCATTCATGTCGTTAATGATGATGATGACAAATCTCCATTGACAAATATTGTTAGCGATTTATCAATGGACATAGTTGACGATCCTATTAGGATGGAAAATTCATCTGTGACTGCGACTTATCGTGAAGTCTATCAGTTAGATGATAAAGGCAACAAATCTTATAGTGAAGAACTGTGTTTGTTGCTTTCAGATGTCGTAAGTCAAAAAGAGACAGCTATCATTGAAATTCGCAAGTCTGGTGAAGCAGATTCAGAACCACTTGAATCATCACAGTATGAGGCAAATTGGTTCTATTCAGATGGATATGCAAAACGTTCTGTAATCGTTTTGAAACCATCATCAAATATTGTCGAAAATACCCCATGCGATATTATTTTTGAAATGGATCAAGTTTTACAGCGTGCTTATGGCACGGCATCACCAAACAAAGTCACTTTCCCAATCGCAATAAAAACGACTGATGAAGGCGGCGGCGGCGGCGGTGATGATGATTTTGGTTCTATTACGAGTCTTCCCTTTGAAATCGACGATGGCGAATGAATCTAATTTGGAGGGAATATGGCTAGTAAGAATATAAAAGTAAAACTTACAATGACCGATTTCGACAAAACGATAGCATCACAGCTCGGTATATCTAAAAATGATATAAAGACAAACATAGAAACAAGTGGTTTGTCATTAGTAAAATATATAATGAAGCCAACTCAGTATAATATTTTAAATAATGATGAATCAGTTTTTATGATTGGTGCTGGCGATCCAAATTCTTTTGCGTTTATTACTCAAATAAATCAAATAACTCAGTTGTCTTGTGTAAAACAATTGGAAGATAAATCGTATTCTATTTTCGCTCATTTAGGCGTTGAATTTTTAAATGAAGATGATACGCCTTATGAGATGCCAGATTCCGCTGATATTCTCTATGAAAGCGTACCAATCTATTTCGGTAATGTCGAAATCGTTCATAATGACGTTCAGATATAAAGTAACTCGTTAGACTACTTTTTATATAAAGAGGTAAAAACTATGCTAGAATTAAACGATATTAAAAATGTTAAAGCTGGAATTGATATGTCTAATGTAAAGACTGTTTCACTTTCACACAGTGTTGTTAATACCAAGAGCCTTTCTTATCGACAGGCTGAAAGCGAAAGTGCTGCTAAAGCATTGTTGCCTAAGTATGTTGTTTATGTCGAGAATGATGGTTCTTCTCTGGAACATATTAAAACATCTGATACAAGTCCAGCAGGGAAAGTTGTTTTAACAAATAAGACTCAAGCTGATATTGAATCAGATTCTTTTAGTTGGGATGATGCAAATGATCTTATCGAGTTTGATACAGATGGCGTTACCATTAAAAACAATGGTGTCGTCGAAATTATAAAGCAGGAAGAAGTTGAAGTCGATGTCTTTAATGACAGTGAGAAAACTTTTGAGGAAGCAACAGGAAGTGCCACTTATGCAAGCATGATTGATCTTTCAACTAATTTTGCTGATATTGATACTGTTGCAATAAAGAATATACATGTTGTTGGTGATGATGATGGTACAGTTGTTGACGTGATTAATCAGAACTTTGAAGCGTCGCTCAATCCTACGTCAATATCACTTTGTTTAAAGAAGTCAGAAGAAAATGTTTGGTCATTGTTAGAGAATGACGCACCTGTTTCTTCAGTGAATTTAACCACATTGCTCGTAGGGCCAACTTTCACATTAAATGTTGTTGACAATAAATTAAAAATTGAAGCATCTGAAACTATTCAATATTTAACAGCAACAGCTATTTGTGCAACGATTAGTAAAGATACACAAACACAAGATCTTCCAAAACCTGATAAGATTGCTACAATGTCATTTGGTCAGGATGGTAAAAACAAATCACATACAGTCGCTCCAGCAACTATTACAAAAACAAATAAATTCGTCAACGGTCTTAAAATCGCTGTCAAATTTAATGTCGATGAAGTTGTTTTCGTTAATCTTGGAACATTAAAACCATCTGATGGAACTATCAAAGTTAATGATATTTTACTGTCTGATTATATCGACGAAAGTGAAGCCGAAAGCGAAAACACAAGACTGTTAAAGAAAATTCAAGCACTCGGTGCAGAGGGAATCAATAATGTCCACTGCCTGACTGTAAATAAGACTGAAAAAGATTATCATGTTATCAATTGGGAAACAAGCGAAAGCGAATTAAAAGAATTGCATCCACAAGATGAGGAAGGCAACAACCTCGAAAATATCGTTGCTGGTTCTGTAATTCTTAGCACTTCCGCCGAAGATCCATACGATGCAGAAAAAGGTCTTAACAATCAGGATGAGGGCGTTATCATTCTATCCGATCACCCAGTAAAAGAAGTTGTCGATGATGATGGTTTCGTACATCTTGTTCTCGATGAAACTGCTGTCACTTCTAATGGCGTTCTTAACCGTTTCCGCAGCGTTAGTTTTGACCTTAACGGCGAAACAGTTAAATGCTTTGAGAAAGAAGCATACTCAGTCGGTAAAGTGTTCTATAACACTGGTGTTGTTGAGCTTAATAATGCAGTCCCAGTTGTTGCAGGTTCTTCACCTGCTCTACACTGCAATGCAGAAGGCATGGACAATCTCAAGTTCAATATTAAGAACAAGGGTACTGATGGCAATAAATACTCGCTAAAGATTCTCAAAGACCATACAGAGAATAATGGCGATGTTATTTATAACGTCTCACTCATGCTCAACGGCACTGAACTTGACTCAATCGTTTGCTCATCAAATCCCGATGGCTCAATCATCGAAGGCACAGATGCAAAAGGCAATATCGTTGACGTTGACGTACCGTTTATTGGCACTCTCGATCAAGATACATTCTCAGCCGCATTCACAAGCTATGATTTCGATGCACTCAAATCATTGCACGAAATGACTTATAATTTCGATGGCGGTACGGATGGTGTCGATGGCATTACTGCAAAAGATTACATCGGTTACAAAGATGAATCAGGTACCGCTGGCGCTTGGTTGTTCGATGACGTTAAATATCCTGCACAGATGTGGCCATCACTCGGCTATACCGACAAAGAGTTCTACATGGCAGCACAGGATATTGCTTGGAATCGTAAAGACACAACTTGCGTCTGGGATATTCCAAAGGGATATTCAAAGAAAACTGCTATCGAATATCGTGAAGAAGAACCAATCCCATCACAGTGGTGGACGGAACTTTACTACAATTGGTGCAATGATGTGTATAATGGCGCAATCGTTGAATTACCACCTTCATACTATGTGACTAAGAATTCGCTTGCATCTTACAAGCTGAACGGAACTTGGTTCCCAGTCGCAGGCAAAGAACGTGGTACAATTGATGCCGCCTCCGTCATCAACCAAGTTCCTGCTAAATTAGACCGCGATGAGTTCATTACTCACAACATCAATCCGATCTATGACACTGGTAATCAGGGTATTCAGATCTATGGAAACGAAACACTCAATGCTCAATACACAGACCTTTCCGCAGCGCACATAGCTCGTACTTTGACTTATATTCGTTCAAAGGTCGATGCTTATACCGAAACACTTAAATTTGAACTCAATGATGTTATTCTTTGGAGAACGTGGATTGACTATGTAAAGAATAATATTCTGGATAGAATTAAGTCAGGTCGCGGACTTGCTTGGTATCGCGTTAGCATGGGTAATGACACAACGACTGCCGCAGAATTAGCAAATCGTATAGTTCGTGGTATTGTAGAGCTTCAGTTCGTCCCAGATGCAGAAATCTTTAAGATTGATTATGTGGTTTATTCATCTGCGGCTGACAACTCCACGTTCTAATTCTGTTAAATAAAACAAACTATAAATTTTATTTAACAAAACAACCAAAAGCCTCAAAATTAAATTTTGAGGCTTTTATTTTTCCAAATCCATCTTTTGTTTCCGCATCTAAAAACTTTATAAAATCCAAGAGAGTGCATTATAAAGTCTTCTTTTGATGAGGCGTTTTCGCAAATAGCTTTTTTGTATAAATCTGGGTATTTATATTTTAAATGTTTAGGTTGACATTGTTGTCTTGTATAAAACATATTGTCTTTAGCCCAATAATAAGGCAAGTCTGTTATTGATTCAAAAAAGAAACCTAGTTTTTTGTAGACTTCACCAGTGAAGTAATCACAGTCGCTGTAAGTTATTATGCTTTCAGGGGTAAATTCCTTTTCAAAAGCAGAAAATATTTTTTCTGCTCCGCCAATAACTGAGTAACCAAACTTTACGCAATATCTTGATAAATCCCATTCAACCTCTTTTTGTTTACCAAATTTAGGTTTTGAAAAAGTCATAACAGAAATTAAGTCATCATTATAAAACAGCCCATAAGCAATAAGATTTCCGCTAGATTTACCTTTTAAATGATATTTATCACAGAATTTGTTCGCATCTTTCAAATCTATTTTTTTTACTGTCGTTTTTCTTCCATATATTATTGTTTTTTGAATAAATAAATCTTTAAGAAATTGTTTAATTTTTTCTTTGTTTTCTATCCAGTCTTTGTCGAATATTGATATTAATCTTATGTTCTGTCGCTCACAAATTAAGTATTTATTTAAATTATGTTCTTTTGTTTGCGTGAATCGTTCGCCATGCCATAAACTACCATTATATTCTATTGCAATATTTTTATCTTTACAGAATATGTCTAATTCGAGAAACCGATTAGATTTTTCACTTTTTATGGTTGTACGATTCCTTTTTTCTGCATTTGGATAAAATAACTTTATATAATTATAAATGGCATCTTCACTTGCAGATATACTTTGCTTGCAGTGTGGACATTTACAGGCAGGTTCCCCAGTCGAAATAACGATATGATTTCCAACATACTGGTTGTATATTCCATGTTTTTGACAATAAAAATCTAAATATTCAGTTGATGATATTTCTGATTTTTTAGCTCTTTCCTTATCATATTCATGTGCTAATTCATTTATAAACCAATCTGGATAGCAAGGACGGTTTTTTATTATTGTTTTATTTCTTGATATTTTTTTATTTATTCTTCCACACACAGGACATCCCTGATTAGGTTTCCCAGTGGAAATGTAAATATGTGCATCGACTCTTTGTTTATAATTTCCATGAATGTGACATTTAAATTCTATTTTATCAGACCAATTAAGTTCTTTAGAAATAGCTTTCTGTTTGTCATTATCATTTGCTATATCATTTATAAACCATTGGGGAAATTTCCTTTTTTGCTTGTTTTTTTCTTTAACAGATTGTTTTTGTTTTATTATACCACATAGAGGACAACCTTGCTTTTTAGATGATGTTTTGAAATCGATATGGTCTGCAACTATTTGGTTATAAACGCCATGTTCTTTACAAAAGAATTCTATTCTTTCATTATATTTTAAATCCTTATTTATTGCTTTCTGTTTGTTTTCTTCTGAATAGATTTCATCTATAAACCATTTCGGATATTCAGGTCTTTTTGATTTCTTTGTTTCTGAAAATTTAGCTTTTCTTTTAATTTCACTACATAGCTGACAACCTTTACGTTTTTCACCTGTGCTAAGTTTTATATGATCTGAAATTCTCTGTGTATAACATCCATGCTCTTTGCAGAAAAAATCTACAACATCCGAACTTTTTAGCTCATTATTCTTTGCTTTTTGTTTATCTTCTTCGTGAGCTAGTTCATCAATAAACCAGTCAGGAAATGCAGTTCTGTTTTTGATGTTTTTCATGGTGCTTTACCTTTAACACATACCTGAATTTTAGAGGGCAGGGAAGCAGGTAAATCTTCCTTTTCGGTTGGCCGACCTAGCCCAAATACTTTATAGCATATATTAAATAGTTTGTTAATCTTTTTATGTTCGTACTAAGTATGTGTTGTAAATGAAGTCTAAATTTTATCTTTCTATCTATAACAAAAGAGAGGTTTATCTTATCAATCTTTAGATTGGTTAAATCACAAATAGTTTTCATACATTATTCATCTTTATAATAGGAGACAAAGCTATGGCGCAAGGCTGTTACCCAAATAGTAAAGGTAATTACGGTGGTTTAGGAGCTGATGTATTTAAGAAGAATGCTCAATACGAAGTACAAAGGACATGCCACTTCGAGGTTTCACTCACATACATCCCAGGCAACGACACACAATTTCCGCAGGAATTTCGCGTCGCCGTGTCAGAAGTTTCATTCCCAGAGTGGAGTGTTGGTGACATCACATTATACATGGGCAATCAGAGTGTAAAAGTTTCTGGCCAGCCAGAACTAGGTGATGCAACGATTACGCTTAATGATTATATTGGTATTGATCTTGAACACAGACTCTATAATTGGTGGAGACGTGTTTATGATCCGCAAACAGGTTTGATGGGTCTTGCTATTGACTACAAGACCAATATGAAACTCATCATGTACGCGCCAGATGGTTCGATGGAGCGTTCGTGGGATTGTTATGGTGTTTGGCCGACGACAGCCCCAGCAGGTTCGTTCTCTTATGAGGGGTCAGACAAGCGTACAATCGACATGACATTAAAAGTTGACAATATGTATCCAGATCTTGACGCCCGTGCAGGCATTCGTGAAGAAGCTGCTGCTATTAACGAGAATGGTGGTAGTATTCTTAGACCATAAGGTTCGTAAACATATCGCCATAATCTTTATACCACGGCTGCGGATGCATTCTTTCAACGAAGAATCCCAGCCGTTTTAGTTTAAGCATTTCTCGTTTTTCAGCATCTTTGCCTGAATCATCATTGTCGAAAGATAGAATTACATGATTGGTTAAAGTTCGCAAGACTTCCATTTTCAAAACGGATATTGAATCAGTTAGACAAGCGAGTACATTTTTATTTATGTTATTTTTTATGTATTCGCAATCTGCTGTTCCTTCGCATATAACAATAGGATCTGTGAACTTTCTTTCGGAAGGCAGGCAGCCGATGTTATAAAACATTGATGGTGTGCCGTTAGAAATATTGATAAAACGTTTATTCTTTGTGGCGCGGCATATAATTTCAATTATGCAGCCATCAATGATATTTGGAATAAACATAACCTGTTTTTCTGTATTTACGAATTCAACTAGGTTTTGTGGTAAATCAGATAGTTTGTTGTTTTCTAACAAACCAGACAGGTTGGTTATATCAAATATTTTGAAGTTTTTATTATAGTAGTACCCAATGTAATGATACTTGCTGATTTTGCTTTCGTTTTCTTCGATGCACCTTGCACACGAATAGATTTCATTTAGAGTTGTCATTTTTTTTTATGTTTGTTTTGAGAAAAATTGCAGTTTTTTCAATTTAGTTTGTTTGTTATTTTCCGTTCACGGGTTCTCGGATATCTCTGCTTGGTGAGCTAATAAATATTTCAGGTTCTTCTTCATCGCAGAATCCAGAAGTAAGATTTATGCAATTTCTCAAGAACCCATCTTTTTCGCGTATTGTTATTATTGTTGGTGTGACGAATTCTGGATTTATGTTATTTTCTGTTTCTGTATAGTTTGTCATAAATCCATATTCGATCAGAAGATCGTTTAGTAGTGTAGTGAATATTTTACCTTTTAGGTTTAAAGTTATAGTGCCTTCATAATTATATTCATTTTTCATTTCTGCTGTGTATTGAGCGAGAATGATTCCTTTTATGAAAGCATAGAAGCAGTTAAACTTTACTTTTTTATCTATAAGATTTGCAACGTTTTTGTCGTCTCTGTCGTTTGCGGCAATAACGTAATAATGTCTTTTTATGTATTGGTCAATTTCTTCTTTTTCATAAACAGGATAATAGTTACCGTCCTCGTCTTGAACATATTTGGTATTCTTGGCAACAAAGTCAATGGCATATTCAGGTGATCCAGTTGTCTTTTCTCCTTCAGAATCAAGCACATAATTCCAACTTCCATCGTTGGTTATGTAATGCCATTTATCGCTGCCATCTTTTAATTTTACATAAATCTGTGAAGAATCTCTAAGTCTTGTGCTTTCGGTATAACCGATTTCATTATCACTATTTTTTACTATGTAAAATAGTTTGAATAGTGGTGCTGGCGGTCGCTGCGATATTGGGTCATAAGTGAGCCACCAATCATCGAACATCATTCTTAAAGAATTTACAATTATCCTGTAATTATCTTCATTATTGTTTTCGTTTTCAAAAACATAATTAAGCAAATTTGTTAATTTATCAAATTCAGTTGTTGGTATTAAAGGATTCCATTGCAGATCAATTCTGAACTGCGATGATAAATTTCCTTGAGACAGTGCGTAGCCAAAAACGCCCCAAATAGTTGGAATAAGGCGAATCCAATCATCGGTTACGATCTGCCAGTATCTTATATAACCAGTTGTTTTATCTGTTGAAAAATATTGCCTAATCATATTTTTTTAGTTTGCTTATTTTTATGATATAGACTAATAATACATATTAGTCGTTTGTTATTACCATTTATAAACGATTACGAACGACATATCAATCCCTTTTTGATATTAGATATAAATGCGTGCTTATGTTTAATTCAGATGACAATTCCCATTTAACAGATTATCAGCTTGAACTCTTTTTAATGCGGAAAGAGATGCAAGATAAGGTCGATGAAACGTTGCTGAAAAACCCAAGGCGCAAGCTACCGAAAAAGAAAGCCAAACCGAATTCGGCATGGGTTATGTCTGAAATGAGAACTGATGATGGTGCTGTCACTGATGTTGGTTGGGATCGCATTGAATCGCTTACACGCACAATTTTAAGAAAACATTTTCCGTCTATATCAATATATAAAGACCTTATTCAGATTGGTGTTATTAAAGCAGCGCAAGTAATAATGGAAGATCCAGAAAATGGTGTTTATCGTTCGCTGAGAACTTATATTTATACTTGCATTAGAAATGAAATATCAAATTATCTTTATCATACGCATAAGCGCACACGCGAGACAAGTGATGGTTTGATGTTTTGCAAGACAAGTTTTAAGCATTCGTCTATTGATAATAAATATATAGACATGGTGTTTAATCGACTTCCAAAGAAATATAATAAATATAAAGAATTTATTACATCTGTCATTGCAGTGCTTTCTGATTCAGAAGATGAATATGATGACGAATTGCTGTTTAATGAAGTGAGAATAAGAAGCTCTGAGCAAAACCTTGAACTTACGGATGAGGAGCTTAGAGAGAGTTTTGTCGATTTTATTCTGCCAGTTGAGAAACAAATAATAACATTGATTGTCAATGCAATACTTGTAGATCAGAGATCATAGGAGCTGAGTTCGCATAATGTCTTCAATAACATCACTCTGTACTGTAATAAAACATGAATTTAAGGATATAGAAACAAAACTGGCATTGCTCGCTTTGGCAAACAAGAAACAGTGTGATTTCATTGAAATGCTTTATTATATATTGGAGAATGATACACCTCTTTTTATAGAATTGTTTGGCGGACAGTTGTTAAAAATACCGACAAAAAATGAATTTCTCAAAGCAGAAAATAGTATAAGACTTTTCTTATATACGGTTGCGCATTCAGATAAGCCGAATCCTTTTATATGTACGTCATATCGTTTTGGTGTTTATATGGATCGTGTTTATTCAAATTTCATTGATAATTATGAAATTTTCATAAAGAACAAACCGACGAGCGAAATTGAACTTGAAGTGACAAACAAGGATTTGGATGCACTCGAAAAAATGTATTTAATTGCGAAAGAATCCCTCGCGAAAATAAAAGATGATTCGTCATTAAATAAAAGATATAGTAAATTCAGTAGTGGCAATAAGAAAAAAGAAGAACAAACAAATAATGATAATTCCGAATATGACTTGCCTAATTCTGCTATGCTTCCAGAAGAAACAAGTGATGAAGACGCATATACATATTTGGAAACTGAATTTAATTACAACTTTGACGAAAACATTGATCTATCTACGATTAAAGAAGTGGATGATGATGATGAGAAAGATTGCGCAAAGCAGCTTTCACTTTTTAAATAGGTGAATCGTCATGGCTAGTTTTACGAAGATCCCAAAGGATGATGATAAAAACGAAACTGTCGAAATACTTGCAGATACGATAGAGACTTCACTAAAAAAAGAAGTATCTGAATTAACGGAGCGGCAGCGCGATGAGTTTTTTAACTGGTTGTGTGGGCGGAGTGAGTCAATACCACCTTTTGTTGAGGGGCTAGTCAATAACCTTGCATATAAAATAAACACTTCGATGGGATTTCTTTGTGCGATGTCTGTGTCTCGTTTATATAGGCTAACACAGTTTATGAGCGAGGCAGAGGAAATTATTTTCGATCCAAATATGCTTAAAGCAATGTCAACAAAGGAAATCACCGAGACGTATAAAACTGCATCTACGGTTATCATGCAGACAATGGAGTTTATCCGACGTTATCTTGCACAGAATCAGGATGCAATCAATTTTGACACTAATTCTGGTTCGTCTGCTGTGTCGCAACTACTATCAACGTTGCCGCCAGAAAAACTTGCTCAATTAAAAGCATTATTCTTGTCTCAAAGTTAAGAGGTATTTCTTTATTATGATTAACGACGCACTGTTTTCTTCTGATTCATCCGAGTGGTCTACACCGAAGGATTTCTATGATAAGCTAAACCTTGAGTTTAACTTTGAATTAGATCCTTGTGCTACCGATGAAAACCATAAATGCGATCTCTATTTCACAAAAGAGACAGATGGGTTGAGGCAAGATTGGGGCAATAAACGTGTATATTGCAACCCGCCTTATGGCCGTGGCATTGATAAGTGGGTTGAGAAATGTGCAAAGCATAAAGGATTGGCAGTTATGCTTATTCCTGCTCGAACTGACACGGCTTGGTTTCATAAATTCATATATCATAATTTGAATGCTGAAATTCGTTTTATTAAAGGTAGATTAAAATTTAGTAATTCAAAGAATAGCGCTCCGTTCCCTTCTATGGTAGTTGTGTTCAGAAATATGTAGTTATTATATTTTGTTTTCTTTATTTTTTTTAGGTGGATGTAATGATCGATGCTTCTATACTAAATAATTTTTCAAAAGAAGAAATTGAAAAAATCATAAAAGCACTTGATATAACACATGAAGAAAACAAGAAACAGACAGAACCAGAGCTTATTAGAGAGATAGAACCGATTGAGCGCTGGGTTAATAATCCGTATTATGTTGGAAAAGACGGATTAAAATTATATAATTTCTGGAAAGATGCGCTGATTGATATATTCGGAACACATAAAGGTCAATATAATGAAGTTATTATAGAAGGCGCACTTGGTACTGGTAAAAGTACTGTCGGCACATTCATTCTTATACGAAAATTATATGAATTGTCTTGTTATAAGAATGTCGCAGGTTTGTTCGATTTAATGTCTTCTGCAAGCGTTGTTTTTATGTATTTCTCATTAACAAAACAGCAAGCAGAATTAACAGGTTTCAAACAGTTCAGAGAGACAGTTGATTCTATTCCATATTTTCAAGAAAATTTTTGCAGAAATATGCGACATAGTTCAATACTTGAGTTTCCAGAAAATGTCATATTCAGACACGGTGCGAGACTGACAGATCAGATCGGATCAAACCTTATTGCGTCCATCATGGATGAGGCGAACTTTTTTAACCATGATGGAAGTGCGACGGCAGATGCTGGTGCGTTGTCTGCCATTCAAGAATTGCACACAGCAGTTCTAAACCGAGGAGCTTCACGTTTTATGGCGAATGGCGTGAACTCATCTATATCAGTTCTTATTTCTTCTCCGACGTATTCTTCTTCATATACACAACAGCGTATTGAGGCTTCTATTGGTAATCCTCATGCAAAAGTTTTTAGATGCAGGTTGTGGGATTGCAAACCAGATAAGTTTTCTAAAGAACATTTTTATGTTTTTTTAGGCAATGAAAAAGTAGATCCATTTATAATTAATGATGTCGAAGATTTAAATAATGCATTAGAAGCAGAAATGTGTCAGCCATATCAAGGCTATGATCTTAAAGAAGGCATAGCTAAGATGCCACCTAGAATGCGTGAAAAGATAGACAGCATTCCTGTTGAGTTTAGAGATAGGTTTGATCAAAACTTATTGCAATCAATTATGGATGTTGCTGGTAAATCTGTTGCACCATCAGGTCGATTGTTTTCATCTAAAAAGATATGGAATGCCTGTATATCTGATAAAATCCCGCAGCTATTTACAAAGAATGAATTATCAATTACGACAGAGGATGATTCAGAAAGAAATACACTTGAATATTATTTAAAAGATAAATTTATTGATCCGCATTTGTCGCATTATATCCATATCGACCAATCTTATGCTCACGACTCTACGGGATTTGCGATTTGTCATCGTGGTGAAAATGTCGTCCGCAATGGATCTTTAATGCCGACAATAATTATTGATTGTGCGCTGAGAATAAACCCACCACCACCACCTAAGAAAATATCTATTGCAAGGGTGCGATCTTTTATTTTCTATTGCATAAAGACATTAAAAATCAATATTGCAAAAGTTACATACGACTCTTTTTCAAGTGCAGAAAGTATTCAGACTTTAAAAGAGAATGGTGTTAATGCAGAAATGCAATCTGTCGATAGAACGGATGACGCATACCTAGGATTTATTGATTTGCTTTACGACAGCAGGATAACTTTCAACAAGATGGATGCTGATTTGATGGCGACAGAAATATTTGAATTGGTGCATTATCGTGAACGTCATAAAGTTGACCACCAGCCTAATGGGTGTTTTTCTGGCCAGACAAAAATAAAAGTATGCGGCGAAGGTAATATAGCAATAGCAGAATTGGTTGGCAGAACTGACATACAGACTTATGGCATAGATGATACTGGCGAAATTATTGTCGTTCCAATCAGAAAAGTTTGGAAAGTAAAAGAAGAAGATCAAGTAACGAAAGTCAGGATATTAAATCTTGATGATGGTCAAATAAGCGAAATTATTTGCACACGCGAACACATGTTTCTGTTAAAGAATGGAAGTTATGTGGACGCTAAGAGTTTAAGAACTGGGATGCCGCTTGCAGGATTTGGAAAACATGCAGTAGCAAGCATAATGAATTATACTACATTATCGCCGATACCTGTATATGACATGGAATCGCCTGTTACGCACAATTATTGTTTGGGCAATGGCATTATAGTTCACAACTCAAAAGACGTTATGGATGCCGTCGTTGGATGTGTTTATTCTGCTATTAAAGATAAGGATTTTGAAGTTATAACGCCACAACAATTTTCCGCTGGCTTGAAAGGAAATTATGATACATACGATGATGATGATATTTTCTCTCAAGATGAATTATTGTCTGGTTATGAATATAGAGATTTGTGATAAAACTTTCTATCTAATAATTATAATCGGTTTGTTTCTTTTCATTTGGAGATATTGCTATGCTAAATAATAATAAGAAAACATCTAAACGTAAATTGATGGAAACATTGATTGCACTCAAAAAAGTTAAACAGCAAAAAAGAGATATACTTGAGCATTACACGAAGAAAGCATTAAATGAGCGACACGAATGTTGTATGGGTGGGGCTTGCAAACATCCAAAGATGGATCAAGAAATGTTCGATGCGTATGCAGAGGATTGCAATGATTATCTTGCACAGTGTCAGGATGTGTTTTCTGGTTGCTTAGACGTTCCAGAAATTGCAGGCTGCTTTGATGGTATATGTGATCCCGATGGCGTCGTTTATGATGATTGTCCAGAAGATGATTTCGATGATTGCATTGATACTTGCATAGATATGCTTGCTTTGTTAGTTGTTCCTGTTCGAGTTCGTTCTTGCTAATATAGGAGTTTTAATTATGATAAAGAGAACAAGAAAAATATTCAAAGAGTCATTATCATCTGTTAAAAATGAAATCATGGATATGTTCAATGATGTTAAAGATGGCCTCGAAGCAGCGCGTGAATCTGGAAGTGATGTTTCTGATATAACAGTTGTTATTCAGACATGGGATCAAGGCGCACCAGTGTTAGTTAAAGGTGCTTATAATTATTATAGCGGAGACGTTAATGTTGATGCAGACGAATTCATTGACGATCATGACAAACTCATTAAAGATTATATGAAAGATTTTAATGAAGAAGTCAATGAGCGCAATGAAATGCTAGATGATATTCTTAGTAAGATGTGGAATGATGTAGAGAATGGTGATCTTGACGAGGATGAATATTATGAAGAAGAACATCGTTTGATGGATGATACTTGTACATGGTCTGTCAGCATTGAACTCAGCAAGGGTAAAGATGAGATTGAAAGTTCAATAGCAGTCAATGTTGAATCAGGTGATGCAGAAATTCTTGACAGCAATACACTTTCAGTCGATGAAGTTGAAAAGTGGTGCAAGAAAAAATCTGAAAGCAGAATTATGCGAGAAAGCCGCATTGCTAGCAGACGTAATGGCTTGAGAAAAGTCTTAGAGAACCGCCGCGATCGTCGTAGTTAATTTTTAATTTTTTCAAAAGATTTAACCGCACCTGTATTTAAAAGTATGGGTGCGGTTTTTTTTATGTCGTTGTAGTCTGGCAATTCTGGGAAAAGCTCGAAATCACAGAAGTTGTTTTTACCAAGAATAAAATTGAAAACGCCAGACTGCACATATCCAGTTAGATGTGTCGTTGTAACGATACCTGTTATTTCATAATCAAATTCGTTTTGATCAAATAGTTCAATTTCAATTTTAACGAATCCCTTGTTATCCATCCACTCTTTATATTCCAGTGCTTTTATTCGTTTCTTATGATTTGCTTTTGAAAACAAAACGATAAGAATGATAAAAATAAAAAGAGCAAAAAACATAAAGAGTGTTTCCACGATAGCCTATTGAGAATTGATCAAAAATTCATCATCTGTCATTGTTTGCCAAGGTGATGTGATATGTGTCTTTTCGATAGTTTCACCTTTTGAAGTCTCTGCATGTTTGTCATATTCATCTGCGAGTATCGGATTGTCTTTTTCATACGATACAGCAGACAATATATTCCACAAACCGTATAAATAATTACGATTTATTCTTGTGATTTGCAAGCACATTTTATCTTCAAACAATAAAACATCACCTTGTTTTAACACAAGAAGCTGACCGTTTACTTTATATGGTGCGAAAAGCAGTAGATGTTGATCCTCTTTATCCTCTCTAAACCATCCAAGATTGTTTAATAATTTTCTTTGCGGATTGGTTTGTAATAGAACTCGCAGGGATGTGCCTTTATCCAAAGTTATGTTATCCAAATATTTTGAATAAATAGCCCGTGGAAAAAGTGTTACATTCTGTCCCCAAAACTCAAGTGCTTCGTTTATTGAGTCTGACAGGAATGTTAATTCTTGTTGTGATGGTAGCAAAGATGGCATGGCATCACCTCGGTATTATTATTGGAACGGTGGAAATCCAGTTGTTGAATAGACTTGGTTTAACTGATAAGGCACGGTGTCGATTTGTGTTGATTCGCCATCTGCTTCGATGCTGACACCTGTGACTATCTGAATAAAGTTTCCGTTGAATGTTATGACTTGACCGAATTTGTCTTCAAAAACAACTTTGTCGGCAAGTTCGAGTTCGTTTGGATCTGTGATTTCAACTAGCTTGTAGATCTTCTTATAGATTGTGCCTGCGACTGTCATGCCCATACTGCATTCGCCGCGATGCTCTGGTGTAAATTCTGACATAATGAACTCCTAAATGATAAGAGAAATGACGATTATTATTAGATATATCGTTGCGGTGGAAACTTTTGTTTGACATGCGGTTTAAATTGTGAATAATGTTAATGATTTGTTTTTCGGAGATGCAAATGCAATCAGACAAATTACTGGAAACAAACACGCAATTTCAACGGCATATATTAAATTCAACTTTGGATTTTAGAATTGCATGTGAGCAATATGGAATAAACTTGCGTGCAGCTAAGTCAGGTGTGTGCTTTTGCCCATTCCATTATAATCGCAATACGCCGTCGGCAAAAGTTTACGAAGATAGCCTTTATTGCTTTTCAGAAAACCGTTCATTTCGTGTTAGCAGTTTGTTTGATTATGGATTGGTGTCAGATACAATCCAAAACGCATTTAATAATATATGGTGTCTTTTGAGCAATGATGCAAAAGATGAATTGATAAAATCATTTAACGACAATGAAAATAATTCTGCTCAATGGATGATACGAAAAGAATTAGCACCTTTGAATGATTATAGACGTGGTATAATTGATTATAGTACATATTGTAAACGTCTTTTGTCATGTCTGTCAGAAATTTCGAGGCAGTGATGCGGACAACGTTTGTTTCATCTTTAAATCTAAAAAATGCAGACGCACAAAGCACTGACTGTATTTTGTTTAGTTGTGATGATAGCAATAAACTTTTTTTGCTATTTAATAATTATCAAAACAAACATAGGGTATTAGAATATTATTTTGCTGGTGATGATACGCAGATAGTTTATTTTGGTGGTCAAACAGAATATAGAATTTTATTAAATTTTGGTGCAATACCACAAAAGCTGTCGTTGACGCCAATTGATCTAAATGCGAGATATTGGAACGCAGATACAACGAGAACGAATCAAAATTATCTTGACGCACTTGAACAGTTAAAAATAATAGATTCAGAACAACGCACTGCAATAGAATTGTTTCTTGTTTATACATATAGACATTCACAGTCTGGTTTTGTTGAAATAGAAGAAAACATTGAATCAGATTTATATATAAACGCAAGAAGAATTATGTATGGATTGAAACTTATTTATCAAAACAGTTCAAACAGAACTTTTGCAGATTCTATTGATGATGTATTATCACAATCACTTATGAAAATAGAAGATAATAAAATTAAGTTGGATGAGCAATATATCAGATATTTGCGATCTGAAATAAACACAAAGACAAAGGAAGTGCTTAACGACATTTATTCTATTGCAGGAAAACGTTTCAATATAAATTCACCGAGAGAGTTAAATTTCATATTGAGTGAGCAAGGTTTATCGACAAACTCACTGACAAAAAATGCACTTGAGACAAATTATGAGCAAACTGGGCTTATGATTTTTAAGCTCATAGACAAATACAGAAAACTTGTAATGTATGGCGAGCAATATATAAAGCCGCTTGAAAATTCTTTAAAAAATGGCTTTGGCCGTTTCAAATATAAAACAACATCAGTGCCGTGTCTTACGCAGGGTCATTTCTGTTTTGTAAAAGACCGTGGAATTATCGACATTGCGTGTGTAAAAAAAGATGATTTCATTTGGACTGACTTTGGTTTTAAACGTGTTTTATGGAATGAGGCTCATAAAACAAATGATATAACAAGGGTTGAATTGTCTAATGGTATGACGATAACTGGCGCGAGCCATCACCCAATTTTAGTTAATTCTTCTGCTAATATCAGAAGTAAATACCATTCGATATCGCAGCAATGGTGCGCGCTTGAAAATTTATTTATTGGTGAAAGCGTTATTTGCAATTATGATTATAAATCTTTGAAACAAGAAAAAGAACAATATCATCTTGCAGGCGAAATTATTTGCAAGATAATGAATTCATATTCTGAATATAACAATAAGAAATATGGTGATACTCATTATCTTCGATTTGATAACATCACATTTTCTCACATGATGACATTTGAATCATTCAAATCATATTGTGAGTTTGTCGGTCTTAAATTTTGGTGCTTCACTTATGGAAAAAATAATGAGCATTATGACATTGTTTTCTATGATCAGAATAGCTTAAAAGATTTTTGTTCTGATTTTGCTGCGTATTTGAATAATAAAAATAAGAATTATATAGAAAATTTTTTGAAGAATTTAGCAAGCAGTGATTTCAATTATGAGCATTGTCATCCAAAAGATAATGGATATTTCAATCTGCAATATGAGGAAACGACAGTAATTTCAGTTACAAAATTAAATACTGAAATGACGGTTTATGATATTGAGGTTGAGGATGTTCATGAATATAATGCAAATGGAATAAGGAATCACAATACAGGTCGTCTTGCATCATCGCGAACATCTGACAGCAATAAATATTTTACAAAGTTAAATATTCAAAGCGTTCCAAAGAATTATATAGACAATATCAATGTGCGTAAATGCTTTTTGCCGAATGATAATTGTGAATGGTGCTGCATAGATTTCAAAGCACAAGAAATGCGGCTTGCGTCTTATTTGTATGGATTAAAAAAAATAAATAGCATACCGCTGAATGAAGATATTTATACAGAATTTGGAAAAGAATTAAATTTGTTTAATGGTGCTGAATTGTCAGAACATACGAAGCGAGAAGCATCTAAGGTTATTTGTCTTGGTATGATTTATGGATTGTCTAATTATGGTATTGTTAGACAGTTAAAATCACTTGGAATTGATGTCGATGAAAATCATGATTTCAGACAATCATTTTATGATATTTGTCCAGAATTAAAAGATGGTCAAAGCCGAACGTTAAAATATGCACATGCTATAAATGGTATTTATACGATAAGTGGTAGGTTTAGAAAGATTGAATTTACGGATTATGACAAAGAAAATTTGTTGACAAGAAATAATAGGATTGCACTAAATACTGTAATTCAGGGTGCTTGCGGTGATATTATGCGTGTCGTTCTTAATAAGGTTGAAAAAGAAATAAAACCACGATATAAAGAATATGGTTTCGCTTTATTAAGCACCATTCATGATGAGATAAACATAAGCATTCCTGCTGGCAAATCGTTGCAAAAGATTATTATAAATGACATTCTATCTATAATAACAAAGCCGATAGACCAACTTCAAGATTTGCAGTTTGGATGCTCTGTTTCCATTGGCAAATCTTGGGGAGCGTTGTCGCCGATTGTTTAGGAGATATTATCATGCCCGAAAATCAATTATTAAAACAGATAAATAGAGAGTTACGAGTAACTTCACTCGAAAATTCAGAAAAGAAAGCTGCCAGAAATAAAGATGAGGCAGATGATAATGATAAAAAAGATTCAGATGAAATCTTAGATGATGAGAATGAACTGGATTCCGCTTCTGAAAATGATGAACAATCTGATGATACAGATGATGTAATGTCAGAAGAAAACGTCGAAGCAGAACGAGAAGCATTGGATGATTTGCAGGATGTAGAATCCGACATTGAAGACGTTGCATCTGAACAGACAGATGAAGTCAAAGATGAATTGTCCGATGTAGTTTTGTCGTCTGCACCGCAGCTTTTAGATCCTGAAGCTCTGCCAACCGAACGAAACGAGATTGATGATCCCGTTGATACGAGTGGCATTTTAAAAGATTATAAATCAGATAAAACTTCTGACTTCATTGATCCAAACGGTGATGATTCTGATAAAAATCAGTTGAAAGTTGTAGATACAGCTTTGGGTGTATTCACAATTTTGAACAATGATGATAAAAATGTTTTGTTGCTTGACAGCAATAAACAGAAAATTCAAATCTCAATAAATGACTTTAATAATCTACATCCATTTGAAATAAAAGATGATATGCTTTCGGATGTTAATTCTTTTACAGATGCTTTTGAAAAAGATTTGAAAAAGAAAAAAGAGAAGCAGGAAATGGATGCAGAAGAAGGTGGCGACGAGGATGAAACAGAATTTGAAGAGGGTGAAGATGAATCAGAAGATGAAGAACCAGCAGAAGAAGGTGGCGATGCTATGCCTGATTTGGGTGGCTTTGGTGAGTCTGTAAAACGTCGTCGCCGAGTAAAAAAAGAAAACAAAAATCTCATATCTGAAATTCAAAAAGGTTTGTCACAAAAGGCAGGCGTCGTTGAAACAATACGCAGCGATGTCCGTGGAAAGAATCGTTGTGTACTTGTTGCAAAGCAGGCTAAGACAACAAAAGAATCACGCATGAATGAGACAAGACCTAAACCATCAAATTCTGTTATAAATTCTTATAAAAAGAAAAATCAGAATAATGTGCTTGAGAGCAAAAAGAAAAAAGAAGCTACTCAAGTTGCCGATATAGCGCAAGCGCCTCGCGGTGTGTTCAGTGATGATGACAACTTTGATCTTAATAAAGTTGTTACTATCAAAGATGGTAAATATGTTCTTGTTAAATTAGAAGGCAAATATAAGACTGCATATCTTAGATTGTTGCCTAAAAGGAATATATCTATAAATGAATTGAAGTTTATTTTAAACGACGTTGAAACTTTCAACGAATCGTTAAAGGAAATAAAACGTGGATTTACTCTTATCGAAAAGGAAATTGTTGCTATGAAAACAAAAAAATATGAAGCCGAAGAAGTTGAGGAAAAGGAAGAAATCGAGGACGACGAGGAATTAGAAGAAGTCGAAGTCGATAATGATGAGGATGAAAAAGACGGCGACGCCGATGATGCAGAGGCAGATGACGAAAAAGATGATGATGCCGATGAGGACGAGGCAGAGGAAGCCGAAGATGAAGAAGCAGAATTAGCCGAAGATCAGCCTGATTCCGTTCCATTCTCAGTAGAGATTAATGGCGTTCGTTATTCTGGCACTCTCTATGCTGAAAAAGATGAGGATGACGATGAGGATGACGACGAAGATTCTGATGAGGATGAGCAGGATGAGGATGACGACGATTATGCCGATCTGATTCTCCAGAGCGATGATGATATTGACGAATTAGATTTCCCGAACGGTCTTGATGATGATGATGAAATCATTGATGCCGATGTCGAGCTTGAAAATGTTCGTTACAATGTCTCATTTTATGATGTAAAGAAAGAGTGCATTAAACGTGCAAAACTTGAAATGCGCAAGCACAATAAGATTGGTGCATGGAATGCTCTCGTTCGCGGTGCAAAAAGCATTGAGTGCTAATTATTTGCATTGTGCTAAAAAATAAAGAGCCAGAAATTTCTGGCTCTTTTTTTTTGTTTATTATTTTCTATGCTATTTGAATTCAAAAAAAGCCAGTCGCTTTCGCAACTGGCTTAAATTTTTTATTCACCGCCATTATCAATGATGTATTGGCTTGGACATACATAGAATGTGTATGTGCTGAATGTCGTGACGGATGGAACGTCGCCTCCGCCTTCGATATTTGTTCTTAAAACGACAGGCAATGTCACCTTGTTTGGCGATGCCGTGCCATAAGCACGCATGGCAACTTGGTCGATTGAGAATGTAACGTTGCAAGGTGCGTTCTCAACAATGTTTGCAGATGGCTTTAGAACGATAGCTGTCTTTTTGTTATAGCCGTCGCCGAAGAACCAGTTTGCCTCGAACTGAGTGTCATTTAATAGTTCAGTAGCTTCTTGTCCAGACACGGGACTTTTGCTAACGATAATATCTTCTTCTGTGTCAGCAACATCTGAAAGTATAAGGCAAAGTTCTTCACTGTAAGATTTGTTGCCTTTGCTATCGATTTGATAAACGTCTGCATATCTTGCAGTCACAGAAGTGTTTTCCATTAAGATAGGATCGTCAACTATATCCATTGACAGATCATCAGCGATGTTCTTTAAATTGTCTGCTGGGACTTTCTGGGTTGTTGCGCCTTCTGTTGCAATGTGGAGCATAAGGTTATGCGTTGCACCGCCGCCGTTTCCGTCTTCTACGTTGCCAGTTACGACGCCGATTGCAATTTCATTACCTTTACCACCATAAACAACATCAGTTGAAACGATAACCTGTGCGCCACGAAGTGAGTTTTCGTGAGCAACACGGATGATAAACATGGTGTTATCTTCTGCGATAATTTTATCGGCACAGATAAGTGCAATATGATCTGTCGTTGGCTCACCGAAAGTGGAAGCAAGCAAATCTGTTGAATTGATTTGATAGACTTTATTCAGTTCACCTTTAGAAGCAGTGACGCATCCAAGTGCTGCCCAATTGAGTGCAGACGGGACTTTTGATTTGTCAACCACCCTAGAAAAAACATGGGCTGATTCTCTTTGTGTTCGCTCATATATTGCCATAATAAATTCTCCAATTATTTAAATATTGTAAAACAATCAAACGATAGCCATAGGACGATCTATTTGTTATAGATAGAAAGATAGGTTAATAAATTTCTAAAACCATATCATAAGAATCCAATGGATCTTCAACAGTTCCTGCACCGAAGCAAATAATATGTCCATCCATATTTCCAAATTCCGTTTCGATTTCAATGACTCTATACTTGCCAGTCATTCTACCGTTTTCCCAACGATAGCCACCGAGAAAATGAGGATCATCTCCATAATAAACACCAGTGATGGATGGATGTGATTCTCGAATTGCATTGATTAATTCTTTGAAAGCACCCCACGCACCATCATCTTTAAGAATTTTTGATGTTAGTCTTTTCACTTCTGGATTTCTATATATAGCATTTTTGATTTTTCTTAGTTCTCGCTTGTCGTCTTCAAAAAGTTTTTTTCTAATCATATTAACCTCTGTTATATAGTTGTTGAAGTTGGTAATTTATTTTTAGATAGTTTTTTTTTTTTTTGCTTTTTGCAATCAAAATACTGTGATATGATTTTTGTAGTTTTGCGTTGCGCTTGTCTATCTAATAAAATTAGCATTATTTTTTCTTTTGAATAGGGTCGCAAAATATGAGTGCAGAAATTGAATTTAAACTAACTAGCATAGCGAAAACAGATTTAGCAAGCCTTTTAGATGGTGAGACAATTGAAGTTACAAAGGCTTATATTACAAATGCGCAATCGGGCGAGGATATTCCTTATGTGTCAGGATTGTCGGGCACTGTTGTGTTTAATGGTGTAGTGCATGGCGAAGTTCTTTTTGAGAAAGATAACGTAATCTATACAAAAGAAGAATGGGCGGATATGCCAGCGGGTACGATCCCTGACACTGGAATTTTGCATGTTGAATTTTTTGATGATTCAGAAACTTATTACAGCGGCAAAACAGTCGCAATAACATACAGAAAAGAACTTGAGGAGCGTATTCTCTGTTTAGCTACTGTTGAAAGTTCTGCCGATGAGTTGGTTGTAAAACATTTCTCGCCATTATCTTTTGCACTTGATCTTAGATTTGATAATGCAGATAGTGTTTCTTTTGAGAATATAAACTTGTCTTTCCCGCCAGCGACAGAGACACGTCGAGGTTCTGTAAAAGTTGCCAGTAGTGAAGATGTAATGTCAGGTACAGGCACGGGTGTTGTCACTTCACAGAATTTAAATACAAGACTAGGTGACTATGTTACGATAGCTACTACACAAACAATAACAGGTAGTAAGACATTTACATCTGATGTTTTTTTTGGTGGACAGAATTCCTATGTAGGAGGTGATGGCCATTATTTACATTCAATGTGTATTAATGGCAATGTTTCTAGTGAAATAGTTCAATCTTTTGGTAATATAACTTTTCGATTATATAATGGTTCTACATCAATAGATACAATGTCCATAGCTGGTGTTAGTGATAATACAGAATCTCGGATATATTTAAATGCTGATAATACTGTTTTTCCTGAAGGTAAAAGACTATCGTTTGAAAAATATGGTGGATATTATTTAAATTTATATGAAACAATACATCAAGGTGTAGAGGAGGGTCAACCTGTTAGTGTTCCAGATTTAAAAGTTGATATGTCTGGTTTATCAATTAGTGAACAAAGCAGGTTTATTATTAGTTCTGCAATGGTTGATGTGGCTTATTTTGATTCAGAAGGTTTAACTATTCTAGCTGGTAAAAGAATTTCAACACCAACAATAAATACAACACATGTTGTATTTGGAAAATATACATATAGTGGGCAAACATATGATGTTGCTCTTTATAAAGAAAATAATAGTAGTAATAATATAGCATCTACATCTAATATAATTCCAGAAGATAATGACATGTATAATCTTGGAGAACCAGTAAGAAAATGGGATACAATATATTGTAATAATATTGGAAGTTTATCTGTTCCTGTTACTAATATTTATGGTTCATTAAAAGGTAATGCTGATACAGCAACTACAGCAGAAACTGCGAAATATTTAACTTATTTCCCATCTTCTGGAACATCTACGAATTTAATATATGCTGCATCAACAACGAGTATATTGCCTATTGGTACTTCTGGTAACATAGATTTAGGTAGTAATAGTGCTAAATTTAATTCAATATACGCAAATTTTTTTACAGGTTTAGCCAGTTTATCTTCTGAATCTTTTATGTTGAGTACGATCAATGCTTACTTGTCTACACCAGTAAGAAAAGAGGTTGTTGGAGTACAGGCTACTAGTTCAGTAATTTATAATTTAATTCC